TAGGTTAATCCACCCATCTCCTCGATAGCCTTGTTAGCTTTCTCATCAGTAAACACTTGAGTTATACTGATTGGGTCTGGCTCGTTACCTTGCTCTATGAGGTAGCTCATGGCCATGTAGATATACTTGTGAGCATCTACTGCAAAGTGTTCTGGCTTGAGACCTGCACCACTAGCAAGGATCAACTGGTCAGGTTTATTTAAACAAATCCCGATTAGTGCCCTCTCCGAACCAGCTCGGTGAATCCTTTCTTTGGAGCTTATTTTTTGAGTCGTACTCACACTCTCTCCCCCTTGCTTGCTTTATCCATCTTGCTTGTATTCTCATGAAAGCTTGTACTTTTAGTTGCGAATTTCTGTTGAACTCCTCTATCTTGCATGACTCCCAGTTTTCTTCTACAAAAGAAAGCTCCTCAGCTGTCCACCCTTCAGCAGACAGCCAAGCAACCACATGAGGAGGAATCTTAGAAGTTGACGTTTGCGAGTTCCTCATCGGATAACGCTCCCTCTTTAGAAGTATCTACGGTGATACCCATATCTTCCCTGACCTTTTGGAAATCTACTATAGGATTATTAACGTCACTCGTGTGACTTGAATCTACACTAATTACTCCCTCCGTAGTACCCTCTTGAGTTAACTCACTCCATAGTCCACCCTCAGCGATGAATAAGCATTGCTCTGGAGTTAGGTTCTCACCAGACTTTAACTTGTGTAGGTCAACTTTTTTCTCGTTGTATAGCTTCAATTCATCTTCTGTAATTGGCGTCTTCTCAGGGCACGCCATAGCGTCATACTCAGTTTCCATCCAGCCATTGCCTTTACGGACAATCGTTACATCGTAGGTGCGTAAATCTCCGTGGTACTTGTGCATTGCGAACCCTTTCAATTTCTCGAACAGTCCTTTACCTTTATCTAAAAGTTTAACCTCACCAGTTGCTCTGTCGAGTACGTGGATTAGGTACTTGTTCTTTAGTTTTCCGAAAGGTTGCTTATCGTATCCTTCTGCCTTGATGAACTTCTTACGCTCTGGAGATCCATTCTTTAACCCTTTAGCGTCTGCCTCCTTGAACACCTTAGCCATGAATTCCTTGTTAGCCTTGTCTAGTAAGTCATCTTTTCCTTTATAGGGAATGCTTGAACCTTTACCGTCGTTACCTTTTACAGCCCACCACTCTTGGTAGTAGTACGGCGCTTCATCGAGTACACGAATCTCTGTTTCTCCCTCTGGGGTTGCTAAGAAGTCTAGCTTGTCCTCTTGAGATTGACTTCCGTTGTTTTCCTTTTTAGTTTCTGTTACTCCTACTTGATCCCATCCGTTTTGGTTAGCCATTTGATCTCCCACTTTCCATTTTAATTTGGTTGTTAACTCGGCTGATATTACTCAGGTATGATTATTAGGTATCACAAAAGCCAGTAGCTCGCCCTAACTGGCTTATCTCTATAATACCATAGTCATACCATGGGGGTCAATAAGTTTTATAATTTCAGTTCTAAAGTTTTAGTAAGCTGAATAGTTACTCTATATACATCCCCGTCTGTCTCGCTCTCTTGGTTGATGGTGATCCCCTTAGCACCCATATCCCTACTGAGCTGGCAATATTCTTCGGAGGTCATACTGTCGTGAATCTCGAACCCGAGGGAAGTTAGCAATCTGTTAGCCTCCGTGTTTACCTTCTCATCAAATTTTTCTAACTTTTCGTCCATAGTAAAACCTCCCCTAATTTCTCTGGTAAAGACTACCTTGGTAATATCTTATACTATTTGGCAATACTAGTCAACTGGTTTGATAAAATTACTAGAGTAATACTTTACAGGAACAACTGTTCTTATTATACATTGGTAAGTTTATCCTGTAAACAAAAAAAAAGAGACAGCTCATTAGCCATCTCCTTAAGTGTTACTGTGCGAATACTGTGATGATATCTGTTAGAATTTTCATAATAGAATCAACCTGATCAGGCGCAAGCGCTCCTCCTAGGAGAACGCCTACCACAGGTACTAATACGTACGCTAGCTTAATAGCTTTCTTCTTGTCCATATTGTTCACCTATATATCCTCTCATTTAGTTTGGGACTGCCCACGCAGGGACTTACGAGTTTTTATTACCGTGGTAATAATTTTACAGGTAGTCGTATTTCCATCCTTTAGAATCCATCCAGGCAGTAAACTTATCCATTGTTCCTGCTGGGAATCTATCAGTCATTACATAAGCAATACCATCTAGCTGAGTGCTCCACTGACCAGTCACACCAGAGTTGGTCATTGCTTGAGATACCTCAGGCATTAAACTGAAAGCGAAACCTCCGGTTTGAACCTTGAATAGTGTAGGTTGCTGAGGAGCTGGAGCCTGTGGAGTCGACTGAGTTTCCTGTCCGAAGTATGAATAGATAACTGCTGAGGTGATAGCCTCCACGTTCCATTTAGACATGTCTACCTCGTTATCGATGAAGCCAGCTTCTACGAGGAAGAACGGACAGTTACTTGAGCGGATAACTCCGATGTCTGGACGGATCTTAGCTCCTCGGTCTTTCCAGCCAGTCCGCTTACTGATCTCTGCTGAGATACGAGCTGCTGTAGGAACTTCTGCTTGGGAGTAGCAAAGTACCTCTACTCCGTGTCCTTCTCCGTTAGATGCATTTAAGTGCCAAGCGAACCCTACATCGTTTACTCTGTCGTTGATATTCCTAATTTGGTTACCTACGATAGCATTAGCAGAACGGCCCACCTCGTCGGTGTCGTCCTCTACAGAGTGACCTAGTGAGCGTAACTTGTTAATGAAATCTGCGTTGCACTCTCGATCCATTAGGTGTTCCTTACGGGAGCCTGAGTTGGCTCCTTGGACTATTGAGTTGTGACCTCCGTGGCTAGATGCTCTCATTAGTTATCATCCTTCCAGTGGTTTATTTTTAATGGCTTCTAACTCTTGTTTGATTACTTCTATTTCACTCTTGATAGTTTCTATATCTGTTGGAGTCGGGTCTGGCTGAGGTGGTATATCCTCTACAGTTTTAATCCACTTGGTACCAATCCAAATAGGGTAATAAATACCGTCAGGTGGCTTAAGTAGAGTACACTGAAAAGGAAGAAGAGGTATTTCCTCTTCAGTCTCTTCGTCTGTTGTGTGATCTAACGGAATCATTTCGGTGAACTTTCCTTCCTCGCTAAAACAATACCCATAGTATTTAGACATTAGGGTTCTCCTTTCTTAGTCAACTGCGTAAGTTAATACAAAGTCCACACGCTTTCCTTTTGCTGGCGGATTTAGCGCTATGTTTCCGTTTCCAGAATTGACATATACCTGCGCCATCAGTGTTCCATCTTGTGTAGGCGTATACATCGATAAACTCTTTGTAGGTCTTACTCCTGATGGCAAGACAGCAATAATTACTTGAGAGCCAGCCGCTCCGGCATTCACCGTAACAGCTCCTGATAGTGTAACGGTGTTTCCTCTCCTAGTAGCAGATAATTGGTAGTTTACATCTGGCGCAGTAGCATCAGCAGTTAATGGCAAATCTACATGTGTATCTTTAGAGTTGTCTGTTAACTTGTACCATCCTGAACCGTTATACCCTTCGTAGGATTTGTTAGTAGCGTTATATCTTAGAGCCCCCTCTACAGTAGGAACAGCGACTCCTGAGCTTAACAATAATCCTGCCACCTCTAATAATCCTGCCTGTGTGCCGAGGTCATTTAGCACTCTAACCGAGTTAGCAGCATTCCCTACAGACAATCCTGCTCCGTTAACTGATGGGTTAACAAACTTCAATCGCTTTCCTGCTCCAGTTATCTGAATAGTGTCGTCTGTGTAGACAGCATCCATCCCAGTCATAGCTAGTATCTTGTTGACATAAGAGAAATTAGTTTCTAAGTTTCCTAGTCCAGTATTAGCATCGTTTTTAATCTCCACAGTGTTAGCTCTAGAGCTTGCTCTTAATCTCGCACCAGAGATGGACGGATTAGTCAGTTTAAGTTCGTTATCTGATAGCTCTGTTAGGTTAGTGACAAACTTACGAGCCCGAAAATCTCCATAGGATAAATTATTGTCTCCTCTGACTTCAAGCATGTTCGGCGCAGAATACTTAAGTCTTACACCGCCTTCTCCGTCCTTAACCATTTTTAACTCCAGGTGGTCTAGATAAGACGTTTTAGACTTCTTGAGGTAAACCTTTTTCTCAACATTTAAGACCACATCTCTTGCAGGTAAAACATCGTTTACATTTACGAGATCGCCCTCCATGTTTCCAAAAGAGAACCCTCTAAGTTTTCTAACATCTTCTCCCTCGGTTAAGCCTACGTGCCATCTGTTGTTCTGACTCATAGCTGAATAGTAGATTTTGTATCTTCCACTAATCTTAACTATGCAGGCACGATACAGATAGTAGTTATCCCAGTAGGCGCTATCTGTTGGAGTCGGATACATAATAGGATAAACTGTGAAGCTCGTCTCAGATATAGAAATACCATGAAGAAGTTGTTTTCTGTCATTGTTTAAGCTGAGAGACATATCTCCAGAAGCTAAAAGGATTTCATAGTTGCTTCCATCCTTGATAACATCTAAGTGCCAATGTCTGTAATTAGTTGGTGACTCTGTAGTTGTAACATTAACTGGAGTAGGAGTAGTCCATGTGCTACCTCCATTAGATGTCTCAACGTACTGAACAGACGGAGCCTCGTTGACATACCACATCTTATACTTAGTACCGTCGTAGATAATCGCTGGAGAAAGAATCATACTAGCTCCAGTTTTCTCATACATAACTTCTCGAGGAGTCCATGTAACACCGTCTATAGAAGTCTTTCTTAGTACCTGATCTATAACGCCATTCTTATTTAGACGATACCAGCATTCTAGTGTGTCACCTACTAGTAACAAGTGAGTATCGCTCATATGGTAAGCATCTGCGAGTTGTCCCGCTGTAGGGATGTCTATCGGGTTCACGATTCCTACTGGGTCTATCCAGTTGACGCCATCATTAGAAACCGATATAGAAGGATTCTCATAGTCGTCATTAGTGTTAGGGTAAGGAGTATGCGCCATCCAGTATTTCCACCCATTCCACCCAGTAGGTACATGAACCACCTTAGGGTGAACTGTCTGATTTGACCCTTCATAGGTAGGAATAATCAACGGGTTACTCGAGTTAGGTACATACTTGAGTTGGTCTTTAACCTTGTTAGCATCTAACTCGGTGGTCGTCATTCGAGTATCTTGCTGAGTATCGTAATTCTCTAGAGATGTCAACCTAGAATCCTGCTGAGTATTCTTAGTATCATTAGCCGTCTTAGCTGTCTCTAGAGCCGTTACTCGTGTGTTCATGCCTGATTGATTATTATTAACTGTAGTAGTTAGCGAGGAGATCGCTGAAGTGTTTGCAGTTATGAGGGAATCTTGTGAGGAATTCTTTGTGTCGTTCTGATCTAACCTAGTTTCGTGTCCACTTACAGAGGACTCTAAAACATCTATATCAGTAATGATAACCGAGTTAGCACCCTCTAGAGTTGCAATCTTAGTGTCCTGCGTAGCATTCTTACTCTCAGCCGTATCTAATCGAGTATCCTGCTGAGTATTCTTTGTCTCAATAGATGTCACTCGTGTAGTTAAAGAGTTCACCGAGTTAGTCGTATTGGTATTGACTGTGTCTTGTGCTGTCTTGTTATTTACCACAGTAGTTGCTAATGAGCTAGCGCCATTCTCCAGAGCAGTTAATCGAGAATCCTGCATAGTGTTCTTAGTATCATTCGCTGTTTTTGCTGTCTCTAAGTCCGTCAGCCTAGTATCCTGTGCAGTGTTTTTGTTCTCTACATTAGTAAGTCTAGTGTTGATAGGAACTAGGTCAGGCTGTGCTTGCTCTAGAGCTAATAGTCGGCTATCCTGTTGAGTGTTTTTTGTCTCCACAACAGTAATACGAGTGTCGGAAGAAGTCTGATATGATTCTAAGTTAGCAATCTTCGTATCCTGCGCAGTCTGGCTCGTTTGTAAACCAGAGATAGCAGTCGAGTTGTTACCTATGTTTGTATCTTGTGTGGCATTCTTTGTATCATTAGCTGTCTTGGCAGCCTCTAGAGTCGATAAGCGATTATCTTGTGTAGTGTTAGTTGCTTTAATTGCTGTGATATCAGTCTTGATAGTAGGAATGTCTCCAGTAGTTGTCTCTAAGGCTGTCAATCTAGTATCCTGTGTAGTATTTTTTGTCTCCACAGCAGTGATCTTATTGTCCTGTGTAGTTTGTCCGCTCTCTAGGTTTGTCAATCTAGTATCCTGTGCAGTGTTCTTAGTCTCAGTAGCTGTGATTCTTGTATCGAATGTGCCTTGTTGATTTTCCAGAGAAGTCAACCTAGTATTCTGCGTAGTGTTAATACCCTCTACAGCAGTCATACGAGTCTTCAGAGAAGCGACATCAATCTCTAAAGCTACCACTCTAGGTTTAATTCCGTTGACATCTGCCTGAGCTTCCTCAGCAGTCTGTTTGCTATCAATGAGAGCTTGTAAGTCTAACCCATTAAGGATCTCCCCTGTAGCAACTACATTATCCAAGTAGGGAGCGAAATCTGCACTAGCAACTGTTTGACAACTAGTGTTACTTCTTTCTACCCAGAAGAATGCCTGCCTCGTGTTAAACGTAGTAGTACCTTTCTTGTATTGAACCTGCATGTAGACTTTGCCTACATAGGTGAAAGCTTGTGCGTTCGCTACGATGTTAACCTTGTTAGGTGACAATAGTGTTCCATCACTTTGGAGGACGATGTGACCATCAGGTTTAACGAATGAGACTACAATGTCAGTGGCATCTGTTAAGTCATCAGCTATCTCTCGGTTGAATATTGAGTAGGTGAACTTAACAGACAGATTATCCTCTTGAGGGATGGTGATATCCTCGGCAGGCGTATACTTGTCTACCAAGTCCATATTAACGTTAAATTGAATCTCTGCCATGTAGTATCCTCCTCTGGTTATTTTTGTACTTCTTGCCATAGCTGACGGAAATTCTCCTCAGTTTTCTGCTCAAGCTTATCTAGGCTAGATTGCATCCTCGTTTGTGTCGAGCTTATGTCGGTCAACTGCCTAGTAATCTCTGTCTGGTGATTCATGAGTTTATCTTCTCGTTCGTATGACTTCGTGAGTTGATTCTCGTAGATCTCAACAACCTTACCTTCGAAGCTTTTGTTATCTTGAGCCTGGCTCTCTAGAACTTGCTTGACATATTTACCTATATAAATAAGCCCTAAGATAAACAAGACTCCGAAGACATACTCTGTCTTGACTAACTCGGTTACTTCCTTTAATCCCATTAGTTCACCTCCCTCCTATAAGATTAAATCAATAATTACATAGAAATTACCGAAGTATCCGACTAGGACTTTCTGATTAGCTGGCAACCCTATTAGTGAATCCCTTGCTCCACTTAGCATGCTACACATTATCATAGAAGATGTTGTGGAATAGTAATCAAAGTCAACCCTGATAGCTGTCTCTTCAGGGTCAACAACGTCTATCGTTCTCCCAACGAGGAGATTGTTTGAGTTACCCTCTTGAGCTTTCTTGATGACGGATGCTATAAAGTCATCCTGTTGTCTACGTTGGTCAATCATATCTTAATCACCTTCCTCACGCGGTGCTCCATTTGACCACCTACTTTTAAGTCCATTGTCCAATCTGTTTCTGTGTAGACATCATCTACATTTAAAGGTTGATACCTAAGCTGTACATTATTCATATACTCATGAGACGGCATCAGTGCAGTTCTAAATACAACCTGTCCATATACCTGACTAGATTCGGTAGCTATCCTTGCACAGTAACTATCCAGCATACCTTGGTTAGCTATCTGGTCAACCTCTCTATAGTCAACAATGTAGCGACCTACATTGACAGTGCTCGATAGGCTTCCTTCATTGGTATTAAAGTAACGGCTATACATTCGCTCTCCTTGGGAGTCAGCCTGTTGAGTTATAACAAACACATTAGGGACATCGTGGACATCAAAGTCCTCTTCTGCTTGCTTATAGATAACTGATAGTTCATCATCTATATAGGTGTGGATTGTAGGTTTATCTGACGGCCTCTTGTAAGGTTCCGCTCTCAATACCCCGTTACCATCTGCATAGATTGCTGTGTAGTTAATAAATGTTAACAAGGTATTAATAACCGTTAGCCAACTCTCGCCAGCTTCAAACTTAAGAGACCTATTAATCGTGTCAGAACTAGGCACTATATTGACGGAAGCACTCGGAAAGTTATATCCAAACTTAACAGGAATCGATGTATCTGCTCCTGTTAGGATTTCTTTCACATACGTAGTGATTGGCTTGGAAGGATCAACTATTGTTTCAAATGTGTGAATCACCTTAGCGTCAGCCAATATAGATAACTGATCATAGGCTTCTATTTCACGGTATACTCTTGAGCCTTCATCTTTCCTTTTAGGCGAGTTCAAGAGAAAGATACCTAGTGAGCGTTCAACTGTGGAGGCTCCATCCTTGTAAATCATATAAGGACGTAACCTGTTAGTTCGATAGTCTATCTTGTCTATTATAGGGTTCTTACCTCTAGCGTTATAAGTAAATTCTATACGAACATCTCTCAGGCGAGCCTTTTGGTCACCCATAGATAGCCTCTCATAATCCCACCTCAGTTGTATCCTTAAGTTAGTTGAACTCGTATTAGCTGGAATAGTAGTGATATTTACTCCGTTAGTTGCCTGTGTCCATCCTGACCAGCTAGATCCTCCGTCAGTACTAGTTTTGTAGTAAAGTTTATTACTAGGTTCCGCTAGCTCAGGTGATTTATATGTGGCGGGCACGAGGTCGAAAAATATCTTGGCGCTTCTAAACTTAGGAGCAAACCCTTCAACTACTGTGCTGTAAGAAGCGTTTATAACTGGGGAAGTACTAGAAGATTTATTGTTGTATCTTACCTCTTTATTTTCTTGTGTGTAGAAGCAGTCTATTAACATTTTGAACTTACTAGATGACTCAAATCCTCCAGCTACAGTCCACGTAGGGTTCCATCCAGTTCCTGATTGGTTAATTTGATAATACCCTTCACAGAATCTCCAGCCGTTACTCATATGTGTAGTTGTTATGTTAGCGTCAGGCACTTTAATGTTCCCTGCCCAGTCATTTGCTTGGGTGGCTGTCGAGGGAACCATCCACACGAAAGGCTTATCAGTTGACACTACGCCAGCTACCTCTAATTTGTACATGAAGCAAAAATAAACATTCCTAGTCTTTAACGTATTGTACTTGATAGTTTCAGAGACTATACCTCCCTTGCCGTACGCAGTAGATAACTTCTCAATAGTCTGCGCCCACCCGATAGCTCCAGCGTTTCCAGTTGTGTAGAAAACATCTGAGGGAGATGTCATTGAGGAATTCCTAAACTTACCCCACTTCTCCCAGGTAGTATAGTCCTGCCAGTCACCTTCCATCTCAGGGTTCATTGGCATATATGGCGTTGACTTTTCAGGCACTAACTCTCCGTAAAACTTGTGAGTCCAGATATCCGTATCCCAAAGGATAGGTTGGAAATTCAGAGTTGTATAGGTGTTACCTGCTATGATATCGGTTATCTCATCGGTAGGTGATTCCTCTCTTAACTTGAAAGTAGCTGTCCTATGGATACTCGCCTGTGCATTAAAGGAAACCTTTCCCTCAGTTACATTGTTAGCTTCACCTATTTTGTTATTATTCTTATCTAGAATGTCGTATCTAAAAGATATTTCCCTAGTTCCTTCTCTAAAGTTTGCTCTTGACCCCATAGGAACATCTCCTCTCTAGTTAATACCTCCACCGTCTATCTCTGTGAGTACGGCACTCATGTTATATCCTGCTAAGTAATCCGAGGTAGATACTTTCTGGCATATACCATGGAAGCTTCTACCATAGTTATCTCTGAACCAAAAGTCATTGTCTAACAAGAGTCTCTCTATATCGTAAACCTCCTGAGTAGTCTCAACGTACCAGCTAAGGTTCACTGAAAAACCTCTCATCATCCCTACCTCTGCGACAGGTCTTGTCCTGCCAGCAAACTCTGCCATTTGTGTTTCCCGAGAGCGGTCACCTGATCTAGACTGGATAACTTGAAGATTAGTCATTGTCCACTGCTCCATATAAGGAGCTATCGTGACGATATTCTCGCAGACTGTACCTATACTAATCCACTCAGGGCTATAAACAGTTCCAGTGCCATCCGAGTTGGTAGCTCTCATGCGATACCAATATGTCGCCCCTGAGTTGGAAATTGTATAGTCTGTCGTAAAGGTTACAGATCCTTTAGTGAACTGCCTAACAGTCTTAGCCTTATCAGGAGTATCGTAGCTGTTAGTCCTCTCTAGATAAACAATATCTGAGGAGGAACCTCCAGAGTAACTGAAGGTTACCACAGCATTACCGTTAGTCATTGTTATGTTTGTTATTGATGGTGTACCTGCCATAGTTTACCTCCTCAGAGTTTTCTAATTGATTGGTTTAATCCTGAGTAGTCCATGCCTCCATAGCCTCCACCGGATGTGTTAACTACCTGCTGAGTTACTCGATCGCCAAACTCTTCGATACCTTTAGAGTCTAACCCTACAGTACCGTCTACCTTGACTACGTGGTTAACTGTTACAGATGTTCTTCCTCCAGTGAATGCTTCTAAGCCTGTACCTGCTAGGGCCACGTCTGCTGAGTTAGCAACTCCAGAAAACGCACCTCCCACAGCCCTCTCCATAGAGCGAACTTGAGTGAGCGCTGCCTCGTACCACGTAGGGAAGAATGCTTCACCTGACTTGTCTAAGTCTGATAGAGGGCCTTTCTTCGCAGGAGAGAACGGTAAGTAAGCTCGGATGTTTGACATACCTCTAGAGACAGCATCTACTGCTTTGCCGAATCCTGATGTGATACCGTTTACGAACTCTCCAAGTAGTCCCTTACCAGAGTTGTAGAATTCTTTAAAGTACCCTGTAAACTTACTAACTATTTTGTTTATCCCATCAGTTACTTTGTACGCTGCATCACTAAAACCGTTTGATATACCATCTTTAAACCACTTCATCATATCATCAGCAGCATTCCCCATTGAGCTAGCTTTATCTTTGGCAGATTGAACTATATCGTCAAACTTCTGTTTAGCGTCGTTTGCCATATCTCTGAGCTTGTTAACAGCATCAGTCTTCATCTGCTCGTATTTCTCTATAACATCTTGTTTCATCTGCTGGACTTTATCCTTAGCATCTTGTTTTAGTTTTTCCCACTTCTTAGCATTATCTGTTAGGATTTCAGTCAGCTTTTGGATAGCCTCATTCTTTAACTCTTCATATTTAGCAACTACCTTATCCTTCATCTCCTGAGCTTTAGCTTTAGCGTCCTCAACTGTTTGATTCCAGCTCTGCTTAGTATCAGCCCACCATTTCTTAGCTCCAGCAATCATATCGTCGTAAGCATCCCCTACATATTTGCTCATCTCATTCCACTTAGTTTTTACTTCTCCCCAGAGTTTCTTAAGATATGCGGATATCTCATCCCAGTTTTGATACAGGAGTACGCCTACTGCGATTAACGCTACGATTAACCCGACAACGATACCTATAGGGTTAGCCCACATAGCTGTATTCATAGCCCACTGAGCAGCAGTACCTAGTACAGTTGCCGTTCTCGCTAGACCTAACATAGTAGCAAGCATTTGCATCCCTTTAGCTATCGTGCTGATAATCATCATAGCTTTGAAAGCAATATTAGCAGCTAACACCCCAGCAGTCATTCCAGCTACAATAGGAATGACTATATTCATATTGTCTATTAGGAATTGGATAACCCCTGATACCGCATCTATTGCAAGTTGTAATGTTCCTGAGTCCTGTGCCCACTTTAGGAAGTCTGCTGCAAGTTGCAGAATCTGAATAGAGACAGGGTATAACCCTTGGATTAGTGTCCATAAAGTTGTAACGATCTGTCCAATTAGTTCCATTATGACAGGAGTACTTTGTTGAACCACCTTAACGAAATCTTGGAAGGCTGGATTACTCTGTAGTCCCCAAGCCCACTTAGCGAACTTGTCAGTCAAACTCACCATGCCATCTCCTAGTTGCATTGCTAACGGAGCGAAGGCTACCATGATCCCTCCGAACCCGTTGAGAATATTACCTGCTGAGATCATTACCTTTTCGAACATTGGAACTGCATAGGTGTTCATGTGTTCAAAGAAAGGATCTGCTTTACCTGACTCAATAGCTTGGTTCATCTTAGCGATCATACCTGTGAAGGATTCTCCTACTCCTTGCATAGAAGGGAATAGCCTAGTCATGACATTCCTGAGGAAGTCTGTAGACTCAGCAATTAACTTTAGGTTAGTAGGAGTCATCTTGTCTTCCATGTCTCGCCAAGCATCTTTTAAGTTATTGATAGCTACTACAGCTTGCCTTTCTTCCTCGGTCATGCTTTCCATGATGGCCTGCACCATAGCCATAGCTTTCTTGTAACCCTTGGTGTCACCTGCTATGAGGGCGGCATTCGCCTTGAGGTGTGCTTGCTCAAGGTCATTCGCTTTCTCAGCAGTCTTAGTGAAGGTGGTGAACGCCAAGGCCCCAAACCCTGCGGCTGCTATCCCAGCAGTACCAAACAGAGAAGTAACTGCTCCTAGTCCACCTAGTAAGGCTGGAGTCATTGCAGAAGCACCTATTGTGATTGCACCTATGATAGCTGCCATCTTCTTAGCCTCTGATGAGGTTTGCCTAAACTTATTACTCGCGCGATCATCGGCGTCAATAATAATTTCTATTAGCGATGCCATATAGTATCCACCTCCCTAGCGATACTTGTCAGCTACTGCTTTTCTCCCTTGCTTCTTGTCAGCCTTCTTAGATGACTCTGACTCAAACTTACTCTTAGCGTTATGAACTAATAAGAGTTCGAATATATCATCAGCATCCTCGTCTTTAATCTCTGAAGGTGTCTTGTGCAGGAGAGTGCAAAGCTCGTACAATTCAATCTCTGGGAGGATAGGACTATTAAGTTTTTTACCTCCCATGAGTGTTTTCATCTGAGAGTCTATTTCTTTTTTTTCTTCTCAGTTACATTCGTGTTAACCTTGTCAGATACAAGCTTGATGATTTGGCCACCGAAGTCTGGATCTAATACCTCATCGAAAGTATGAAGGTCAATAGGTAACTTTTCTCCGTCCTCATCGGTGAAATCCCAATCCATGATAGCCTCAATAGTTGTCATTAATCCGATTAGTGATACATCAATATCAATAGCACCCTTCTCATTGGTTTTCACACATGCGCCTTGAATCTTACGTTGTGCTCCGAAAGATAATTTCTTAAAGGTAATACGTACCCCTTCGATTTCCTCTGTGAAGATTTGCTCTTTGTTTAACCAAGGAAATTGTTGCTTTGCCATTATAGTTTCCACCTTTCGAATTATAAGTTAGGGAGACCGAAGCCTCCCGAGTTTTAAACTGTTAAGTCAGCGATATCTTTAGAGCCAGCTACTACTGAGATATTCTTGAATAGTACATCTAACTCGTAGTCTGTTTCTCCGTCAGCTTCAATACCTAAAGAGTCAGTATCATATTTACCACCTGTTAAGTTAATCTCAATGTAGTTAGCTGGAATAGCAGGATCGTCAAAACGAAGTTTGACAGCAAACTCTGTTCCGTTACGGAATAATGTACGTTGAGTTGTGTCCGTAAGAGCAAACGTGAACGAACCAGTAACATCTAAAACACCCTCATTGATGAACGAAGGAGTATTACCTTTTGAGATTGTAAATAGAGCCTCTAGGTTGTTAGCTATCTCAACTTCAAACTCTTTAACGTTAGCCGCAGCTACACCATTGATAGTCACGGTGCCATCTGCAAAGGTTAAGATTTCATTAGTCGATACATCATAACTTGATGCTGCTGTAGCACTGTCAACGCAATTCGTAGAAACAATGTCAGCTTCTACCTCTACAACTTCACCTGCCGATCCACTAATTGTTAATGTATCAATCTTAGAACCTACATAGTTTGTAATAAACGGTGCACCGTTGACACACATATTAGAGTTAGCTGTGAAAGTTGGTAGCTCCTCACAACGTCCTACAGGGTTAAGCGTATGAACCCACGCATTAGCTGCACCTGTCTTAGTGGCCTTACCTAGTGCGTAATAAAAGATAGTTGGATTCTGTAGGTACCCTGTGTAGGCAACCGAAACCTCTTGTTGTAAAGCTTTGTTGTTTAAAACTGTACGAGAGCCAACTCCTCGGATAGTTTCGTGGTTCTTGTTAATCTCTGGTTCCCAGCCTGATACGATTCCCCAACTCTTAAATACACCTGCCGCTGGAGCTGTACCCTGTGTAGCTTCCTTCCCGAAAGCAACTAAAGTGTCATACCCTTGTGCTTGTCTCATTTAGTTTCCTCCTCGTTAGTTGATCCCTCGAAAGGTGGAGCTTTCTTGAAGCCTTTCTCCTTCAGAGATCGGATAAGCTCTTTGTCTAGTGCATCTACAATGAAGCCCTTCTCAACTAGTCCATAATCTGGATAGAGGAAGAGTCTCGGAGTTTCTGCGTCGTAGATTAACCGCATGAGCAGTCACCTCCTTGGCATTGCTGACCGTCTTGAATCATCCTTGTAGTAATTAACAGTGGCACCCTAGCTCCTTGGAGGAAGTTAACTTCTCCCTCTTGGACGGTACCAAACTGGATATCATCGTCTAGTCTTACATCTTGGAAGCGACCTCCAAGTGTTCTATTCTTAGCGAAGTATTTCTCGACTTGACTAGTTAAATATAAGCACTGCTCCTCAGCTTCTACGCCATCTAGTAAACTCGTATAGATCCATACGTTAACCGAAATAGTAGACTGATAAGTTCCACCTATCCCAACAGCCTTACGGGTTGGTCTCCCGACTATTTCTATAGAGATAGCAGGGAACATCGGTATTTGCTGAAAAGGTGCCTTGTAGATATCTACTCTGTCGTCGCTACTGTTGAAACACTCGATTAGGTACTCTGCGATGTGACTCTTTGTTTCGTTGTAAATCCCTCTAGCGGTTACCATTGTTTACCTCCCTCACTAGTTCATCTACGTAGTCATCAAAGATACGCTGTACAGATTGCTTGTCTACCTCGTTGAAGTATAGGAACGGACGAGCAGGGACAAAAGTACCCCAACTAGTTCTACCTCCGTGGTGATGCAGGTTAGCCTTAGGGAGCCCTGACCTGATAGTCAATTTCTTCTTAGACAGCTTGTTAGCAGCTCCCGAGGTAATAGACTGCTTGAGTGCTCCTGTGTCGTTCAGTGGCTTACCTCCAGCCCTGTGAGGGTGAATCCTAATAGTCGAAGCAGCAAGAGGAACCCAAGCAGCGGCTCTAAAGCGATTACCTATAGAGCGTTCCATTTGAGTTTCAGACCTACGGAGAGGTGTCTTGAGGTCATCTAGTTTGCCTGCTGCCTTGAGCATCCTCACGTCAAACCCATGTAGCTCAACTCTCATGTTTTCTGCCATCTAGCTCACCACCTTGGGTTGTACCTATCGAAGAATGGCTCATCATCGTTCGTAGTTGCGTAACCGTTATTCCATGTAGGTAAAGGGTTTACAACGTTTCCATTCTCGTCTATGAGAGTCATATCTCCGTTGAGGATGTCTTGTAGTAACTTATCTAGTCTTACTTTGAGGTCTTTGTAGAACTCGTCGAGGTTTGGCTTCTGTGAGGTGTACATTCCTTCTATAAAGAAGTAAGTAGTCAAGTCATTGGCCACTTGTTTAATGAAGGGTGGTACTGGGGAGAACGGAACCTGGTAAGCTTTCGCAAGAATACCGTTCATGTAGACTGTAGATTTATCGCAAAAGACTTGGATGTCTTTATCTGATACGGAGCTAGGCAGCTGTTGCCTGTAAGTAGTACGTAAGTCTTTCGGAGTACTATAGCTCATTCGTCATCACTCCTTAGGTTTAGATTTTGGAGCTGGCTTCTTAGCAGGTGCTTTCTTCTCGGTGATTAACTCGATGAGACCAGAATCCTCTAGGCTCTTTGCTTCCTCTGGTGTTAACTCAAGTTCGACTTCCTCACCAGCTTGATTCTTATTGAAACCTAAATTAGGTACTAGTGCTTTAACCTTCATAGCTTTCACTCCTTCGTTTTTCACTTCTTAGAATACCCACCAAACAAACACCGAGGGGGAGTCAGTGGCTACCTCGTAGGTACTCTAAGAAGGGAAAAACCCTTCCCGGTTGCCTTTATAGTCTGTTTCCTAGACTTTATTACTCAGGTAATATTATGAAGCGATACCAACTAGTAAGTAGATACCTTTAGGGTCAGTGATATAAGCTTCACAGAAACGAGTAACACGAACAATAGTTGTGTCGTCCTCGTCTTGGTTATACACCTTAGACTTAAGTCCTTCTGCATCAGCGATATCACCAATCATGCCACGTTGTACGAATAACACTTGGTTGTCTTTGTAGTTACGGTCTACGATGACATCTAATCCTAAGAAGTTTCCAATGTGTCCACTTAGCAAGATTTGGTCTGTGTTGTTCACTCGGAAGGCATCACGGATATTCTTATTAGTTAAGAACAAGATTTCTGTGTTAGGAGAGATAACCATTGTGTCTAAGTCGTAGTCAGCTTTCTTAGCTTCAGCCTTAGCGGTTACAATATCCTTGATCATTTGTTCCGCTCCTAGAGCTGCATCTGTCCAGCGAACATCTCCAGCTCCGCCAGTCTTAGTGCGGCCACCTTTACCAGCAGCGTTCTCAATGCGGTCATAAGCCATATCGTTAACCATAGCAACTGTAGAGTTTGTAAGCTTTTTGAACCCTCGCTCGTAGAATGAATTTTGTCCCCACTTTTGTTGCTCATATGAGAAGGCAAACTCTAAACCGTACTTGCGGATCATCGCTAACTTAGCTTCCTCTTTTAGCCCGATACGTTTGTAGCCTGAGCCTTCACCTACTTCAGGCACTTCCTCGTAAGCATACAAACCGTTAGCGTCTGCATCTCCGTCCTTGAAGTACTTGATAGACAAAGCATCAATAGATGTCTTTGAAAGAAGTAAGTCAGCTACGAAACTCTTTTCCGTTAAGTCACGAATACGGCGATCAACGAACTGTTTCTTTAATAGGGGATGTTGTCCTAAGATTAAATCAGACATGTATAATAACCTCCTGGGGTTTTAGTTTTTAGGGGATAACCGAGGAGATAGTGCCACCTTCAGAGGTCGCCTCCTCAGTTTGTTTTTATGTGGTTGTCAAAGAAATCGAGGTTAGTACCTCGTGAGTGGACACTGACTAGAGTGTCAAAATTGGTCTTATTAGACCTGCCTCAAAGCGGGCTGAGTTATTACTGAGGTAATACTTTACTTCACAAGTACTAATACTTGACCGGCTACCTTTGTGTTAACCGATACGATTTTACCAATGTGAGACAATGGCTTTGTAGGGTCACCTACTTTGTATCCTGTAGCAGATGGTGCTACTGGTTTACCAATAACAGGTGAAGCAACCGGTAAGTAAATTAAGCTACCGTGAAGGATAACTGTTACAGACTCTTTTCGCGCTCCAGAGAATCCTACTAGAGTTTGGTCATCAGTTACAAGACCCGCTAGAGCTGCGTTACCTACAGTACCTCCGTAAACAATACCAATTACAGTTTCGTCATCTAATCCAGCTTTACCAACTGTCATATCACTTTTGATAGATACAGCATCGCCAGCATATAAAGTCTCACCAGCCGCAACCTTTAAAGATAATCGGCTATCTCGTTGAATATGGTACTCGATTAAGTTTTGCGCCATTAGTTTTTACCTCCTTGTCCGATAGATTCCTTGTAAGCTTGATACTCTTCTTCGAATTTCTCAGCTTCGCCTTGCTCGGAATTCTCAGCAGGTTTCTCTCCGGCAGGAACCTCGGCTACCTCTTGGAATTCAACTTTACCTGCATTAGACATGAACTCCTCGAAAGCTTCAGTTTGTTCCTCTGAGAATGAAGCTAGCAATTTTGTAAGTGACTCCTTCTGAGCTGGAATTACCTTGTTTCTCTCTTGGAACTTTTCCACCTTTGCAGATACTTTCTCCTCAGCAAACTTTTGCAGCTTACCTTCTAGTTGTGAAAATCGTTCTGCATAAGCAGCTTCTAACTCAGCAAACTTATCAACATTTGTTTCTTCTGGCATAGGTTGTACCTCCTCAAATTGTTCTAGCTCCTCGACCTCTGATACGAAGCCGTTCTCGTTAAAAAGTTTTGCTCCCTTCAGTTGGGGGAATGCTACAAGGGAGACTTCTCGAAGGCGTGTAGGGTTGCCTTCTTTGTCTGTGTAGAATGAAACGGAGATTTTTTCGGCGAGTTTCTTAGCGACTTTTCCTTTTGCGAATTCTTCGATGATTCGAAGTTTCCCTAATAACTTATCACCTTTAACGCTTGCTTCCTCGAGGAATCCTACTGTGTCACGAACACTATTAGAATGATCTAATTGGATTGGGATTCTGTCCTCAACAGCAAAGTTGTTAGCTAATGTAGCTAGGTGATCCTCTGTATATTCTTTCCCACGGTGTGTACCTGTGGAGAACATTTCGGCTTCTTTGATTAAGTCTTCACCCTCTGGAGTAGCTTCTGAGAACTCAGTAAACTTTCCTTGGTAGCGAAGATTCTTGATACCGCTCATATGTGTTCACCTCCAGAGTGAAAATCATTTCCTTCATATATAGAGTAGTAAACCTACTACCAAAATCGCCTATGATACTGTATAAATCTCATCTCAAAAGGTATACTTGGTGTGATACAAAACCAGTAAGGTGTAGAAATTAACTCCTAAGTTACCGTATAGTCTACCTCAAGTGTACAAATTAGCTACTGAAATACACGAGATACGTCCTCTGAGGTAGTTGTTTTACTACAATATCTAAAAAGAGTTAACTCTAGAGAATAACCTAATTAGAAATAACTCTAGAAAAAGAAATAAAAGAACTCTAGAGTGATACCTCTATAGAAATACTCACTGAAAAGATTACTAGTGAGATAGCCTATAGAGTAATAACTAATTAGTATCTATCTCGTATAGTTCTTGTAATAATTAAACATGAGAACGAATAACCTATTAGGTTGACAACTCCTAAGTAATACCTTAGTATGATTCCTATAAAGATAACTGAGGAGATGGAAACTTATGAGTAATATTATCAAGAGAAGACACACGAGTCAGTACACACAATTACATAACACACCTCTACAAGGGGACTTAACAGACCTGAGAGCGGTAGGCCTTCTGAGCCACCTTATGAGCTTACCTGCTGACTGGGTAATCTATAAGACCAACTTATATAATACGTTTGCTAGACGAGCTGTAGATAACGCTTGGAAGATGCTAGTGGAGAAAGGCTATGTAGTTGGTTTCTATTGTCACCTAGATGGTAAACGTTCGTATTACTATTTAGTTAGTGATATTCCATTCACTGAGGACGATTATAGAGAGTTCGTAAAGGAAACTATCGTGGAAGCTAAGGGTAACGTAACTAACGTAAACCCTATCCCTGACTGTGTTCACTCAGTTGTACAAAGCGTACACCAGAGTAATTCTTTGTACGATTCTTCAACTGTACAAAATGAACAGTTCGAAACGAACAGCGCAAAACGTACGACTACAAAAGAAATATATACAAACAAAACAAAAACAAACAAAATATTAAATAATATAAAAGATGATGATTATAAGGCGAACTACGTCTCGCCAGATCAAGAGGAAAATGAATCTATCAAACTTGTCATTGAATCTGTTAGAGAACAAACAAAAGACTTAATCATCACGAGATCGTTTAATAATGTTGTTGGAAGAGTTATGGCTAAGTACATTAATGGAGATATAAAGATTGGCTTCAGGGAATACCTTGTAGGCGCTGTATATACTCAAATAGAGCAATTAGATGCTCGCAGAACAAAAGAGCAAGCTAAAGAGTCTCTGGCTCGTGTAGAGAAATCTGGAGCGTCTGAAGAGTATGCGGGTAATATCATGTTTTATAACTTCCTAGATGAAACTGAAGGGGACAAGCCTCTGAAAAAATAATTCGGGAAAGTTTAACCTTTCTCTTTACACATTGGTATGACTGTGGTAATATTTCCTTAACAAGATAACTGAGGGGGAATTTTAATGAGCAAGGTAAAAGTAACTATCGAGATAATCGACAATAAAGTTGAGCGTGACAACTTAGTAGAACGAGTGGAAGTTCTGGATAGGGTAAAAAGCTTATTGTTGTTACCTGAGTTGGAAATGGCTACTACTCAACAAGTTGCAGACTTCTACGGGGTTGGCCTTGAAGCAGTAAAAGCAGTTGTGCATGGAAATAAGAATGAACTGGAATTAGACGGGTACAAAACATTATCTGGTAAAGAAATAAGAGGGAAATTAGATGGTTGCCAAAAACAACTATCTAAAATAGAACCTAAACTAGGACACTTCGTTGTAATATACAAAGGGGAAGAAACAAAGATAGCTTACAGAAATGTAGCGCTCTTCCCTAAGAGAGCTATCCTCCGAGTAGGAATGCTACTACGTGACTCGGAAGTAGCCAAGGAAGTACGCACTCAGTTGTTAAACATCGAGGAGCACACAACTACCGAGGTTAAAACTTATGAAATCGACTATGAGGAACGACTACATTTAAAACTCGGTCAGGCAGTGGCTAAAGGGGACTTTATGGCGTATGAAAAGACAAGAAAAGAATTATACGATTACGAGAACAGGCACATTATCGAGAAAGCTAACAAGTATGATAACTTCCTAGATCAGGATGGATTAGCTACATTGACTACTGTAGGGAAACAGTTCCTAGGAGGAATGTCAGCTCGAAAGTTAAAAGCTCAGTTGCAAAACAAAGGAGTTTTACACAAGAAAGCTATCGATGGAACACACCCGCCTCGTCAAGGTTACGAAGACTATTTCAAGCTAGCTCCATACAATGCTTCATACGGTGTTATTTGGAACGTAAAGGTGACTCACGAAGGTATAGACTTCATTGTCGAACTTTTAGGAAAATAAAAACTTGCATAAAAGTATGACTGTGGTATTATTATATTGAATATATGTAACTAAGGAGGAAGAATAATGGAGAATAAAACCAAAGACTTAGAAGAAAGATTAAGAAAAACAAAGGATTTACTTCTGAAGTCTTATAAAGCAATATGTGAAGATATTGACCATCTTGGTTTCTCTATGCATGATGAATTATTTATAAAAATAGAAGAATTCTTTTATGATGAAGGAGAAGAAATACCAGAAGAGCCAGAATAAATAAGCATAAAAGCGTTACTTTTCGAAGTAATGCTTTACATCTAAGTATGACCTTGGTATGATTATCTTACCAGCAAAACTTAAGGAGTTGGTCAGGTGGTAAGCTTGTCAGCGTACTTAAAGTATAAAACTAAAGGGGATGTAACTATGGACCAATTAAGAATCAATGAGTTAAATGACTACCAGGATAAAGCCTTGAGGACTTGGAATAAGGAAGGTTTGAAATCTGAGAGGATGGCTAATATGGCTCTAGGACTCGCAGGAGAAGCTGGAGAGGTAGCTGATCTCATTAAGAAAACAAACTATCACGGTCATGTTATAGAAAGAAAAGAGTTAATCAAAGAACTAGGAGACATCATGTATTACATCTCAGTAGGCGCACACGAGCTAGGCTACACCCTCCAGGAGATCGCCGAGATAAACATTAACAAACTCGCCAAGCGTTACCCTGAGGGGTTCAGCGTGGAGGCAAGTATTAATCGAGTAGATACTAAGGAGGAAAACTAATGAAGACGTTCTCCATGGATTTAACTAAGGAGGCAGCAGAAACCATAATCGGGATATTGAATTTAGGCTCAAAGGAATATGGACATGATTATGCAGCCGTTAAGTTTATGAAAGTAGAGCTATCCTTATTCATACGTGAAATCGAAAAGGAGGAATAACCTATGAAGACCATCTACTTGTTAGTGCTATCGGTTAGCTTTGGAGCTACGATCTACTTTATAGATACACCTAACGAGCTTCTCTTCAATGTGTTGTATTCTAACTTGCTAGCTCTGATGGGTGTCGGTCTCTATAAGTTGTGCGATTGGTCAGGATTATGGGATGAAACCGAGGAGGAAAACTAATGAGACAGAAAACACCAATTAAGCTAATAAACAATACCCAAAAGACTCATAACACTCTGAAGGATGCCGCTGATTTGATGTACCAACAAAAGGAATCTTTTAAGAGTGCTGGCTTTACAGAATCTCAAGCTATGGAATTAGTTGTAGCTACTTGGCTATCTCAAATCAAAGGAGGAAACTAACATGAAGATTAAGATGTTTACTAAAACGGTATGCCCGACTTGTAAGGTGGCTAAACAGCAATTGTCTTACTTTCCTGTACCTGTAGAGATTGAAGAGTATAATATTGAAGATGAAAACTCATATGTAGAAGTTAACCGCGTAGAGTATCAATCAATGCTATATCTCACAGAGGTACTAGAAAGCATGTCTACACCTACCTTCGAGTTTGAAGATGGAACAGTAATACGTGGCTTTGAAGTAGGACCTATCATGGAAAAACTAGGGTTATAATTATTACCTGAGTCATAATGAGGAGGTGAGCTCTACCCTCTCAGGGGACACCCTTTGAGGTTGTAACACCTGTTGTATACGCTATCGAGACTTGTCACCTCGGTAGTTATACTCAAGGAGAACGCCAACTCCGTGAGTAATTCTTGATTTCTGTTTTACCTTTGGAGCTTGTTCCCTCTTACTACATCAGGGGAGCAGGCTATTTTTTTTATTGACAGGTTGTAACTACCCAGGTTATACTAAGAAGTATCACAAGGGATCAACGAGGTGCATTCTCCTCAGGGTTTGCCTCGCCCTTTGTGGCTGAAATTACTCATTAGTTTAGGCTACTCAGTTCTCTGGGTAGTCTTTCTTTTTGTCATAAAAAAAAAGCTGACCCCTTAGGAGCCAGCTAATCCTCGTAGTTCTTCTATATCAGGTGTACTATTAGCGAACCCCTGTTGAGGTTCTACTGAGGTAGACCAATCATCCTCCCAAGTTTCAAACTTCGTAACTGGCAACCATACGCTCCGGCATTGAAAATGATTCGGAGGAGAATACTCCATAATTAAATCCATTCGGTCAATCGCTATGATACGTCCATCTAGGTGTTCGCATATATGAGTAGTACGAGTATCTATGATAGCATCGTACTGCAAAGCAACTACAAAGCCTTTGTTCTCTGGAGACGTATACCTAACGAGTCTACCTGTGTTGTACATCTTACTCATTTCTGTGCGGACAATCGTAGTAGCATGAGCAACCCCTAGAGCAGACTCGGCAGCACCCTGTACAGTTTCGACTAGGTGAGCTGGCTCAATCCCTGCGAGTAATCCCTCTATTAGAATCTCCTTAATTCGATTAATTACAGTATCTTGAGTAATGACTGTTATCTGCATAGCGTAGCTCTCTAGGAATGTTTGTAACTCTGGAGGCAGGTCGTCATTGTAGGCTGGTAAACTCTCTAGCTCACTGAATTGGTTATACCTTTTGAGAAGGATATCCATCTCGGTGTTAGCTCGCTGGTATCCTGTAGTGGTACTTGAAATTATAAGGTTTCTAATGAGCTTCTTGTATTCCTTCTGAGATGGAATCTGTAGAGCGTTTACTCCGTCTTCACCTTCGGAGATAGCCTTCTCTACTCGTTTCATCAACTGAGGTAGTCGCTTATTGTTTAACCTCTGAGTATCCTTTAAAAAAGCGGACTCAATAGCTACCATATCTTTCTCGATAGCCTTGATGTCCGCTCGTCTTCGGCGTTCGCCGAAAGTTAGATACTCTCTGTCGATCTCAGAGGCTGTTACTTTTTTGCTGCTTGGCTGTTTGATTGTGCTCGTGCAGCTTTATCCTGCTTAGTGTTATTCGTAGCACCTGCTCCGTGCTTAGCTCTCATGTGGTGATTCAGAGATTGCTTATTCTTGAATACCTCTCCGTCATACGGACAAGTGTAAGTGCTACCTTCTTTTTCTTTCTCATCCTCTGGGAGACCGTCATCCTCTTGCTCCTCAGGGTGATTTCGCTTGTACAACTCCTCTTTAGCTTCCTCGCTAGGAGCTGGCATACCAAGTTCCTCACGAATCCAATCCTCACTAGGTGCAATTACTCCAGTGTTAATCATCAAGTTGAATACACTAGCTAGTTTAGTAATATCTTTGTCTGCCATAGGTCTAAACTGGAAAGAAGGATATTTCTTCACATTAGGGAAGTTAAGATCTACTAGAGGGCGAATGATTTCTTCCTCGATTAGGGCTTTTACGTTACGCTGAATAGACTCTAAGCGAATCATAAAGATATCAAACTGGTTATTCGATAATGCAAGACTACCAGATTGCCCACGAGAAAGACCTAGTATCATAGGAGGAACAAGTAGCCCTTCCATGATCTTCCTATCGTGGTGCTCAATGTATCCTATAAAGTCTGCGTTAGTCATTTGGATAGCTTCTACTTTGTCTCCACCAGAGACAGACAAAGAACTCATGGAGTTTATTTTAGAGAGGATTTTATTCATCTTGCCTACATCGTTGGCATCTGTCGTAGTACCGACTAAGAGGGGTGTTCCGTAGCGCTCGTAAGCTATGTTGGCGAACCTATATAGTCTATCCTTAGTGATCCAATGTTTATAAATAGGTCGCAAGTTAGATTTACCATATTGGTTACCGAACTCCTTATCGAATGCGTACCATAATATTTTCTCCTTAGGGATACGAATCTTTTTACTTCCGATAACCTGCTCTACATAGATGATATCTCCAAACTTATCGGTCTTAACGCTAACCTGTTCAGGATGAAGAGTCTTTAATTTCTTAAGCTTGACAGCTCCATTGTCGTACTCGAATACTTTCTCTGTACAGCTATATCCATACACGATAGCGGTCATAATTTCCTTGATGTTGTCCTCTAAGTTCCCCTGGATAGATTCGAAGTTTTCGAGAATAAACTCTGCATATTTGCGAGTATCTTCATCCTCACCCGTGATAGTGAACCCCTTAGCGGTAGCTGATAGCTTAATCATCTCTACAGCAGCTCTGACTTGTCCATCTGTTAACATCTTCTCGTAGATATCTAGAGAGAATTCTGTAGGATTCAAATCTGTTTGGTCATATCTTTCGTGGGAGTCATCTTTAAATAGTCCAATCTCCTGGGCTAACTTATGGAGTTCTGCCTCCTGTGCTTTCCTTTCTTGCTTAACCTTCTTACTAGCGAATACATCAAATAATCCCATTAGTTTTCCTCCTCGGTCTTCTGCGGTTTAGTAACCATCCGACCTATTAGTTTTCATATATAGAGTAGGCAATTGACTACCAGTCAGGCATATCCTTGTGGTCACTAAAAGCGTTATCTATGGCCCAGCTATCTTCCCTCTCGGAGAATTCAACTTCAAAGCGGTTTTGTAGCTCGTGGATTCCCTCTCTCACATAGTTGAGTGCATGGAAAGCATCATCTGGAGTACGGTGATCGTAGAGTTTTTTACCCGTTCCAGTGTTAGACTCGGTGAATTTCATCTCGATAGCCGTCCAGTGGTCAAAGAAGTACTCGATAGCAGAAGGATCTTTGTAGGGAACTACGATGTTGCCTTTGTGGAATGCATCTATAAGCTTGTCCATAGAGAAAGTACGGTCTACTTGGAGGGTTGAGTTGTTAAACCCTTTGTATTCACGCTTACGAGGGTCATTTGCGTAGGTTACATAGCGGCAAGAGATAGCCTGTCTCCCGTACATTTCGTATAGCTTCTGAGACTCATAGGAGCCATACCCGATATCCCCGACTACCTTTTCTACATTGAATTTGCCTACAAGGTTAGCTATGTGGTGAATCAATTGGTCATGCACATTGAGGGCGTCTTCGGAGCGGTCAGGCTGCCAGCTCTCTGCGTAGTCGATTACGAGCTTGCCGTTCTCCGAGTGACCTATGAAGATAATCGTTTTAGATTTACCGCCGGAACCATAATCGACTCCTAGGACTGTGCCTGTCTGGGAATACTTCTTGAGAGAGCGAGTCTTATCAGTACAAGCAAGTACATCCTCTAGAGATAGCGGCTGTTCGTCACCACTGTAGAACTCACCTAGTACCTCATTGTTAAACGTCATAGCGTCCATTGTTTGGTAATCTCGCCAGATCTGGTTAGCAGAGATCCAAGTCATATTGAGCTGGTTGAATAGGTATCCACTGTACATCTTGTTTTCTGGGCGAGTAGCTTCCCACCTCCCATGAGCACGGTCAAGTTCTTCTTGGCAGTGCATACAACCAAAGTAACGTCTCTCGTTTTCTTCTCCCTCGTGTTGAATCATGATATTATTCATAGTCACTACGTCTTCGTTGCCACAGCTATCGCAGGTTACATGCCATTTCTTCTGGTCAGATTGCCCCCAAAGTACTCTGTCATAGTAGCTACCCTTCTGCTTAGGTGTACCTGTAAAGTAGCAGCGTCCGTTTAGCTCTGTAACTGGATCTTTGATTTCACTATGTGAGACCGACTTCTCAATAGACTCGATAGCTGTCTGGGTAATATCCTGTACCTCATCGAAGATAACCATATCGCCAGCGATACCACGTAAGGCATCCCCGTCGGCCCAGGCAGATCCGAAATAGTACTGCGTAGAGTTGGCTAATCCGATAGCTGTCTTGGCATCCCTCTTGGAGTCGACCATCCCCTCGAGGATTCCTCCTTTGCTTTCTCGGATAGCTTTACGGAAACGGTCATTAACGAAACGAGTTGTTTGTTCCTGTCGAGGAGCTGTATAGGTAATCGTTGTGTGCTTCCTCTGGTAGCCATGGAATAACTGAATACGGACACCTGTCTCGGATTTCTCTACTTGTCGGCCTGCTACGATAACGACCCTAGGGTGCGTATCTCGGTAGACTGCGTGCAGGTGATCTCGGTGGTCGAAGCTGAAGGGCTTCCCTTTTACGGTTCCTGTTACCTCGGTGAACCCTATAGGGTCTTTCATTCGTTCTTTCAACTGAGCTAGTTGCTCGGGAGTTGGTTGACTCATTTTGCTGCCTCCTATAATATTTATTTGTAAAGGATTGACATAACGATAATACTCAGGTAATATAATAACTAACAAGAGGAGTGGTCTAACATGTTTGGACTATTTAGTAGGAAGAAAGAGAAACGTAGTAAACCTAAAAGGGGTATCAAATTTAGAATTAACGGAGTAGATTTTATCTGTGTAGGTGTAAACGCTTGGACTGTAGAGGAAGCTATCCGTAGGAGAGAAAGGCTTGTCTATGCGAAGAATAAGCTAGATGGCCGCACTCACGGGATTAACCCTATGTGGGTAGCTGATTATGTTAACATTGAGTATTATGAGGGTGATAAAACTTGGGAGGTAGTCTAGGGTAGTTAAAATTTCAATTACCATACTGAGGAGGCGTCTTTAGAATACAAACGAGCAAAGGTTAAGTATCACGGAGAGTATGCTCCAGTGGATTATATAGAGGAAATTAATCGTGATGCGTCGAATCTAAGTAGTAGAATGTTTAATTAGGAGGAATAACTATGCAAATTCAATTACAAATAAGCAGATCAAGTTACAACAACAAAAGGGTCACTAAGAAGCCTACGGACTATTTCGAGCTCACAAGTGGAGATATAGAGAATTCGGAGTATTTTTCTGATTGGTTTACAAACATAGAGGAAGAAGAGCTAGGTAACTTTCTTGTAGGATTAGAGAAACACGAAGATTGTGCAATATTGTTTGTAAGAGAGAATGATATTGTAGAGATAATAATATGTGACGAACCTGAGTAACCCCTAGAGAGGGTTGCTTCTTTTTTTTATCTATAGAGTCTGGTAATTGAAATTATAGATACTATGGAGATGGCAACTCAAAAGGATTGGCTCGTAGATGGGGACTAGGGAGAAAGAAACTGGGGAGGTTGCTACCTCTGTAGAATTTCCTATAGGGGTTCTGTCTCCAGTAAAAATTTCTAAAGTGATTCTATAGTTTCTCAAAATGTCTAGTATCGACGTACGTGCACACCCCCACCCTTCTCTTTTGTGGGGTACCCCTTGGAGTGATCTCCGCTGAGTCAGCCTCATCAGTCAACCTACAGTGTCATCTCGTTAGACACCTCTAGCAACCAACACAGGAGCCTCTGCCTCACGGGAGAGTAATAACACCTGAGTAATACTAATGAGCCTACATAGATACATGTGTGCCGTCTCGTGTGTACATATACGCAACAATAACAGTAGGACTAATAGAGGTAGCATATAGCGTGTACTGTATAGGTGCGCCTGTGTAGCGTACTGTGAGGTAGCTTACTCAGTGTGTGCTATATAGCAGGGCCTGTATAGGTGGGTCTATATAAGGGGGTGTCTATAGAGGGGTCTATATAGAGGACTTATATGACCGTCTCATATAGGGCTTATTACTTTCAGAGTTCGTACTTTCGGGAGCGCATCTTTCAGAGAGGGTGTACTTTCATGGAGTGCATAAGATACTGTATACTTTCACTGAAGATTGCTTTACTTTCGGGGATTAACTGTATGGATATACGATCTCTATACAGTGTGCAGAATAGTGGTAGTTATTCAGTCATCTGTCTCAATGGGGTTCAGCCTTAGAGCCACAAGGGATTGAGCGTTCTCTGTATGGAATGTCTAGTTTACATAATAGATGTTATACGAAGTAACTGTTGGTGTTACATCGAATGAGGTGGGTCTAAGGAGTTGGCTACCTCGTTAGATTCACACTTCCAATGTAGCATGACAGAGGAGGCAGCACGTCGAGGTGTGGGTAACCCCTCTAGTATTTCCTTCTCAGGTTTCCCTCTCGGTCTCCTACCCATCAGCTTACCTTCTCAGCAATCCCTCTAGAACGCAGTGATATCAACGCTGTAGTGCACCTTCTCAGGTTTCTCCTCTATAGTTTCTACCTCTCAGGTACCCATCTATGAGCATGCCTTCTCAGGTAGATCTAAGAGTTTACCTTCTCAGTTTCAGCTTGTAAGATTTCACTTAGTATACTGTCGGTTACCCGACGGACTTTACCTTCTCAGATTAACTGATTAGCTAGCTCCTAATTTAGACTATTTAATTCAAGGTCTAATGATTTAGGTCAAGTGAACATTCACTAGAGGACGACAAATAAGGTAACACTTATAGGTTAACCTACGTCGAGCAATCGACGAGTATACCTCAAGCATTACCAGATAAGTATATTATAACACGAACTACCATGTTTTGTCTACCTTGTCAAGCCCTTCTTAATCTAAGCTTAACATAGTGTCAAACATGTTGTACTTTGTGTTACGATTGTTACAACACAAAGAAGCCTCACTCGTCAGTGAGACTCCATAGTTATTACCTCAGTCATATTATTACTTACAGCCAGCTTTACAGTGTTGCTTATCCAACTCACTAGCCTTACCAACCAGCACGTCTCCTGCGATCTCAGTTGAATCCTCCGTAGCGAACAACACAGTCACTACCTGACCAATCTCATAGTCACCCTCAAGAGCGTAGTCTCCGATGTCTTCCTTGTCTCCATTAACATTGGTTAACTGGTATACTCCGTGGTGCTTGTTTGTTACCTCGAACGATGCAACCATAGGAGTCGGCTTGCTTAGTACGTCTCTCAGGGTAGGCTCCTTAGCTTTCTCCATTGCTTTGTTGAAGCTCACGATTACTAACATGATTGACACAATCATTAACGCTACTGATAGGATACTAACAGCTCTGTTCTTCATGTTAGTTACCAGCCTTTCCGTTAAGAGCATCCAGTTGAGCAAGTACGCTAGCGATCTTCGTTGCTTGTTCTACCATTGCTTCCTCTATAGTTACTTCCTTCTTGCCGAATAGTTTGCTCATTAGTTTCTTCATCATCATTGTTTCCTCCTCAGGATAATTGGTTTGTTTTGCTGTTGAGGTAATCATACCATGGTCATACCGAGGAGTCAACGACTTTTGTCAAACTTTTTTATCTTGCCTCTCGACGAGGTAGCAACACAGCATGGCTAGTGGGTATGCTATCAAGGCGCAACCTGCGAGTAAGCCTATCAAGAACAGTGTAAACACCATCAGTTCATACCATCGAACAGCTGATTGAGTACCACAGAAGGGTCACTCTTGTTGTTCTTGTTTTCCTTACTCTCATTGAACTTACGGTCAAGACCAAGAGCTTGCATGTATTTCAAGAACTTGGAGTCGTAATCGTTGTAAGAGTTGGATTCGTCGATGATCTCCCCAGCCTTAGCTATTTCCTTGCGTTCATTGAGGATCAGAGCCATAAGTCCCCTGTGTAGCATGAGCGTATTGAACTCATCAAGATTGAACTTCTCTATACCGAGATTCATCATAGCACTGTAAAGCATCTCTTCCTCCACAGTCATAACGAAACGTGAGTTGAGACCGTGTACTAAAGCTGCCATAGGGTTTAGGTTAGCGAGTGCGGCTTTTCTCCCCTCCTCAGTCTTAGGCCCTGTTGAGAACCCACCGTGCTGAGCACACCTAGCAGCTCCCTCTACAGGTTCATTCGAACATATCTTACCTGTGTCAGCTCTCACAGCTCCACAGATAATCGTTATCTTCTTGAGTTCATTCTTCACAGGATCAGTTATCTTGTCTCGGCGGGCCTTGTCATACTTCATACCGTTAATCTCTTTAACTGTCTCTGTAGTATCCTTGCGTAGCTTACTAATCAGTCTCTTCTCTGCGTCTGTCTTGTTAGTTGCCATCTATATCTTCCTCCTTAGTATCCATCTCTCTAGCGCATCTAACTGGTCGTCTCTCCACAGTACCCACTTGACGTATAACTTTAGGGGTAGCCACTTGATCCAGTCTTTAATGTCCCAAGCTAGGTAGTATATGCCTACGAACATCCATATTAACCACTCACTCATAGCAGCCACCACAATAGAACTAGTGAGCCAACTCCTAGTGCAGCTCCTACCAGGAACGCCATCGTAACCCAAAAGAATACTTCTGCTGTAGTGACATCTCTCATCATCCTCTCACCTTCTTTATCTGTGTGACGTTCCCTGAGTCGGATACTTTGTAGGTAATCCTGTGGTGATCGTACTCGTAGAGTTTCTCTGTAGTCCACTCCTTACATTTGTGACAGATAACTGAGATAGCTATCTCTCCTATGACGTGTAGCTCTGGTGACTCTTGTAGGCGACCTACAGGGGTACTGCAATTCTCACATTTAATCATGATTGTCTCCTCCTTAGTTCCTCCTGGGCTATGCCTAGGTAGGTAAACAACAGAGCTGGCTCGTTGAGTATCAGCTCACGTTCTTCTTTCTCGTAAAGAATAAAGCCATAAGTGGCTCCTTGGTATTTACGGAATAGGTTACACCTCTTGAGGGATCGCTTGTCCATGTAGCCTTTAACTTCGAGGTATACGTTGTAGGTGGGTAAGTAGAAGTCTGGGAGGTAGCTCTCCCGTTCTGCTTTGTAGAAGTATCTTTGGGGTTCGTACTCGTAGGCGATATCTAATGAGGTGAGTAGTTCAGCTAACTCGATTTCCCAATTGGATCTAAACATCTTAGCTTCCTTCTCGCTGTAGAAACGGAGACCGTTCTTGTAGGCTTTCTTCTTAGGGGTTACTGCTGAGGTTTGTCTATCGAGGTGAATCTTTGAGAGCATCTTTATTGTCCTCCTCTGGTAGGTCTTTATTTAAGGTCTTGAATTAAATAACTATATGAGATGGCGACTAATTAGTTACTGACGAGTCTTAACTTGCGAGACTACTTAGCTTACCTTACGAGGCTTACTGACGAACTTAACCTCGCGAGCTGGCTCTTATAAGTAAGTAGCTCTTCGACTACCACTTACTTTTTCTCTAAAGCGACAACCATGCAGGTTTAAGCTACTTTGTTGCTAATATTTCAGTTATGTTACAAATAGAAAAGCCCCACCAGAGGCAGGACTAGATAGATATAACCTTATATGTGACTGCAAGCTTAATCTTCGTAGGGTCATAGTTACAGCTAACTGACCCATCATCTCCATATTCGTACTTACAATAGTCTGATGTGTAGTCTATAGAGAATGAATAGCCTACCTTACGTGCTTGGTTGATTAACCACTCTATACTATCCCTATTTGCCTCTCTCTGGTAGAATTCTCGAAGTACTAGCAGTAAGCTCTCGTATGTTCCATCGTTCGGTAGTGATTGACCTAACTCGGTTATCTTTCTTATTATGATCTCACCCATTACCTTTTCGTGTTCGTCTGCGAATTTACTGTATAAGTGTTCCATGCTATCTTCCTCCTCAGTTATCTTATGAGTTAATATTACCATAGTCATAACTGGATAGCAATAGCTATTTTTAGAATAAACTAAAAAGAGTCCTACTCACGGGCAGGACTCTTAGTTTTTAACCTATTCAGTTTTCTAACAATGCTGCCTCGTTTACACTTCATTTGCTCACCTCCATAACCTTGGTGGCCAATCTCATTAGTTTGCGTAAGCCTCGCGAGTTTCTTTGTCCATCTCCATGAATACTCGCTTGCCATCTTCCATGTCTCGTTGGATTAATCTCTTAATGTATGTGCTGAAGTATTGTTGCTTTGCTGCGTAGTGAAATAATTCATACTCCATATTGTCCGCCACGTTGAATGCTACCGATTTAACTTTTTTCATTTTAATTTCCTCCTCAGGGTTATCTAAAAGTTTATTTGAACTTATAAGTTGTTTCTTCCTTGAGTTCATATTACTACAGTAATATTGTAGAGTCAACAGATTAATTACAAAAAGTTGCAAAAAAAATAAGACCACCTAGTTAGCGGTCTCTCGGGCGTGAATTATCTGCGTAGTTCTTTATCTCCCTCAGTATAAACAAGGAGAACAAAATTAAAGGGAATAACCATACAATACCCCCAAGTATTTCTGCGAAGAATAGCAATAGTGCTCCTGTGATAAATGTTAGGATGAGTACCATCCACGCTAGTAGGAATTGGCCAAGCAGCTTTCTCATCAGTAAACCTCCTCAGGGTTTTTAAGCATATAGTTGTTGTTACTTAGTTTCCCTCCTTCGGTAATACCTGAGTAATAATTCTAGTCGTGCGATCTGTGCAGGGATACTCATTAGAACTCCTCCTCGTTGTCTGTCCATCTCAATATATAAAGAACTCTGTTAGTATAATCGTCGCACTCTATGAGATCGTAATCCCAGCGGTCACGCTCTTGTAGTAACGCTTTTATAGATTCCTCTTTGGTGTACGAATCTTTTAACCTCTCCATCGTTTGCCCTCCTCCATTTGATAATGAATAGTGATTAACCTCTTGAGTTTCGATTCGCTCCATGAGTTGTATTCTGCCTCGCTTTTCATCTTCGAGCGAATATCTTTTCCTGCCAGTTGCTTTAGAGCTAAACGCTTTGCAGTTTTATTAATGGAACGACTCATGAGACCGCCTCCTATTTAATCTTTCTAGCGTACATCTCTCCGTTGAAAGCGTAGAGATTCCATATCCTTTTAGGTCTATCCTCGTGTGAGTATCTAATCCACATGAAAGATTTATCTATCTCATAGTCCCCAAGTAGAGTTTTCATCTCATCTATTCTCACGTTAGGCATGTACTCCCAGTACTTCCCACCAGATAAGCTCGTCAGTTGTTTTGTACGTGTATATCTCATTAGTTTTCATCCTCCTTAGAAATTCACGATTAAATACGAGATAGTGTAGCCAGCTCCCCAGATGAATCCTAGGCAGGTTGCAATTTTAAGAGAACCTCTAGCGTCCATAACGCACCTCCTGTACGTAATCCCAAAAGCGACTATCGTCGTGCTTAATCATTACGTGTCCTCTATCTATGTTTACCGTGCAACCTTTGCCTTCGAACTCAGCTCGATAGCCCGCTCTACCTTTCTTGTCCACCCCTAGAGTTAGGATGTATGAGAAGCCTAACTCCTCTAGCGCTTTCGTGTCGTGGTAAACTGTATAGTGGTTGTTCTCATAAGGTTCTAACTCGAAGATATTCATTTGTTCACTCATTAGCTTCTGCCTCCAATAGAAAGATATTGTACTCTCAGGTCTTCACGGACGAACTTTTCTTTGCGGTTGAACTGTAGAGCTAGCCTACTAGCCTTTAGACTAGCAAGCGCTCCCTCTAGTGTAAGCCCTCGTTTCTTGAGGTCGTAAGCTAACTGTTTAACTAGTGAGTTGTACATAGTTTTCCCTCCTAAGTTATTACTCCAGTAATATTTCTATCTATGATAAATCCACTTGGTTCTCTGCGAACGCTATAGGTGTTAGCTGGTGAGGTTTAGCTGTGTAGCCTTTACCTTGCTCGTTTATACTGTGTAGCCACACTTTATCTTTATTCTTTTTTGATGTAACTATTGCAGTCTTACCTATATGGAACCCTACAAAGACGATATCTCCCTCACGGAACTCATTGAGCTTACGACCTACCTTAGCAAACACCTGCTCACGTTTGTACTCAGCGATTAGCTCGGGGGTTAGGATCTCCCAGTTACTATCTAGTCGTACTGTAGTGTTAGAGTTAGGTAAGTGACTCCATTTAGCGTACATATAGAAGTCGTTCACATTTGTGAGACAACCTACGATAGTTGAGTCTGATAAGGTCACCTTCACCCAGTCGCCAACTTGAGGAGTTGCTACCTCGTGGAGTTTTAGTTTTAATAAGTTGTTAATTAGTAACAGAGACTCTACCCAACCCTTACCATCTTTGTAGTCTGCAATTAATCCTTCATCTCCTAGTCTGTATTGAGTGGATGTTCCTCTCTCTAGAGTCTTACCCTCCAGCAACGCCTCAATAGCTTCCTTGCCAGTATAAACCTTTAACTCGTCCAATTCCTTGTCGATATAATCTTCCACTTTAGTTTCCTCCTCGAAGTTTATTACTTTCCAGTGACCGGTGATTCTATCTAGTGGCATTTTTCCGTGACTAACTTCATCAGAGTTAGACCAGTAAGCCCACACGTTTATACCAATAATATTTGTAACGTATCCAATTCTGTTGGTATTAAAGTAATCAGAGTAATACACCACGAGATCACCTACTTGGATTTCATCATAGTTAACTTTACCCATTAGCTCGTCCCCCTTAGTTTTATCTTAACTCAATATTACTACGGTAATACCATAGAGTCAACACTTTTTAGAAAATAAATAAAAAAAAGAACCTACCTGAGTAGGCAAGCTCTTAGTCTTCTCCGTTTAACCTTTTGAACTCCTCGAGATCCTTAATACTTAGAGGTTTATTTCCTCCTCCTTCGATATCTCTCTGTATTAACCTTTTGATGTATGTTGAAAAGTATTTTCCTTGGTTGTGTGCGTGGTGGTACATCTTGTACTCCATTGGATCTGCTGTGTTGAACGCTATTGATTTAACTTTTTTCATATTAACTCCTCCTATAAGTAATCACACTACAGCAATATTTTCCCCTATCACTGTATGTCCTCGAGAGTGTAAACCTCCGAAGGTAATCCTAAATCGTTGCAAATACCCTTGATTTGTTTCCTTCTAAGCTCTGTGCTAGTGAGCCAAACCACTACAGGGAAGTACCCTAACTGCCTCGTAGCTGTGCCTCGTTTGTACATACCATAGTATGATTGAGCCTTTATCTTATTCTCACTCATCTTTTGAAGTCTGTCAACCTCTAGAATCTTCAAGTATCCATTTTCTTTATAGAGTGTATCACAGATTCGGGTATCTGTATTGTCACCTATCTTGACTTCATTCTTCCAGTATTCAGGCATACCTGAGTAGATAAACCATTCATTTCTCATGAGGATGTGACCCACAAATTGATTCTTGCGGAGTTGTCTCTTTGATTGCACATATTCTCTGCCGAGTTTACTCAGGTAGTACACTGTATCATATCCTTCTCGGTAGTGGATCACGTATTCATCTAAACTCTTCAGAGCTATATTAGTGTTCCTTGTTTTACCTAGTTGGTGTATCCTCTGTAGTTGCTTCCTAGTCAGAAAACCGAGTCTCCTCAATGATAAAAGTATCCTCTCTTGGCGCTGACTCAACGGTTTTAACTTCGGGGAGATAGACATGTCTTGACTCCTTCCTTTTGTTACTCTTTATAGTATGCCTGATTGATTGCTCTTTTATACGATAAGTCTGCACTACATGGGTGTTTGTGCCTTGAATGAAGATAGCCCTTCCTTTGATATCTGGCAAAGTCTCCGCACCCTGCTGGTCAAGTATTACCTTGGATGCGACTGCCGAGCGAACTCTGAAGGATATCACTGCATCACTATTCTGTTTACACTGACGAGGTAGCACATCTCCTGTAGGGTACTGAGTAGCTAGCACTAAGTGAAATCCTAAGCCAGCACCTAGCCGAGCTATCTGACTCATGTATCTCTGACAAGCCACTTTGAGTTGCTTCTCTTCCTTGTCTATAGCCTCGGCAGGGTTTAACTCTCCGACCTCATCTATAATGACAAAGTGTTTCTTGTCAGTTACCTTTCTGCGTTTAGATCTACGGAGTTCTGCTTGAGTATCTTTCATTAGGTCGTAAACTCTGGATAGCATTTGTAAAGCTTCATCTGGCTCATAAGCAACTCCTGCAACTTGCTTAACAGTTTCGTACCCACCTAGTTCGATTCCTCCTTTGAGGTCAATCAAAGTAAACTTAACATCTCGAGGTTTACTAGTGAGTAAGCTAACGATCATACTATTGAGGAGATTAGATTTACCGTAGCGAGTTCCACCTCCAAGAGAAACATGGGGAGTCTTGGCGAAGTCTAGTAGGATTTGCTCCCCCTGTTCGTTAACCCCTATAGGGACTTGCCAGTCTTCCCTAGGATTCGCTACTAAGTCAATCTTAAAAGGCAAGCCATACTCAAAGTGTAAATCTCTCATGATATATCCAGATATAGCGATGACCGTCATCGTTGTTCCTATTGCGAAAAACATAGTACCACTCCTTATTACTATTTAGTAATAATCCCTGCTATCTGGTTCCTGTCCTACAGGCTGCTGGCTCACTGGTTTCAGCTGTCCAGCAATGCTTGATGGGTTACACTACCTGGCAATCAATCTGGCATATACTAAATAGTACTCAGGTAATAACGATTTTATGACTATGTAGGCAAAAAAATAAGCCTCCCTTTAGTGGGACGCTCACGAACTGGCATTACATCTGGCTTGTCCTAGCTTTAACCATCGAGATAGCCTTCTCGTGGTTCTCTGTGAAGATTTCCTGCGTAGTTTTACTGTGAGTAGTCTTAACGTGTCTCGCAAAGTTCGTGTGAGACTTCCATTCTCCACAGATCGGACACGGTAGTTCTCCGTCTACTTGGTACTCTGTAGTTGTGAACCTGCCAGAGTTACTACGTGGCTTCTTCTTCGGAGATACAATCTGTAATGAAGATGACTGTATAGGTAATTCTTTCTGTATCGGCTTCGCTACATCTTCATGAGATGGAACTCTGTAGGCGTCCCCTAGCTCAGTCTTAATAAGTATTGCAGTAGCCTCTGCTAAGCTTAACCCATATTGTTCGCAGTGTTCTTTGTATTTGTTGTATATGCTGCGAGGTATCCTGAGAGACAACACCTCTGTGGGTTCTTTGGTTGTATCTTTAGCGTATCGTTTTAGTATACTAATTGTAATCACCTCGAAGTAATTGTACTACTTTTGAGGGTGACTGTGTAGCATCTTCACTACAAAAAAAATAAGCCTACCTCGTGGCAAGCTTAGGAGACGCTATCTATAAAGTGTTTTTCTTTCTTACGAGGACGTTGCTTGTTAGATACAAACATCTGAGCTTTCTCTCCGTGGCTCCTGATCCACCCTTGAGATAACGGCTCGGTAATTGCTCTCTCGATTGGCCACTTACGGCGAAGTCTTCCGTCGAGCGTCTGCTTGGAGATACCATTGGAGTTAGCTAATTCTAGTTGTTTATCTGTATAGATACGTGTACGTGGTCTACCTACGCTGTCTATAACCGTTGTAGATGCTTTTTCTTTAGTCATACCTTCCTTGATTCGCTTGTAGTACGTAGCTTGAGATATACCGTTTGCATGTGCAGTGGCTATATAAGGCGTATGCTCACTAGCACCCCTTTTAGTTATCGGCTTAGTAGTTGCCTTCTCGAGAGTCCAATCGTAATAGTTATATCTCTTCCATAGAGTTTGGTAATCTATGCCGTTAGACCTAGCGAGGTCGATATGCTCCTGTGTCATTTCCTCTTTGTAGTACTGCATCAATTTTCCTCCTCAGATATCATCTTGTAGATTAACTCAACTACTTGTCGTTTTAATTCTTCACGGCTCCAATTATTTACTAATAAAAAATCCTCGTTATAGTCATCTAGGTAATTCTCTGTGTGAGCGTTTAAGATCTCCTCAGAGACAGCTTCTCCGTTAGCTAACATCCGAGCAACTCGTACTTCCTTAGCGGAAAATACCCTTACTATTTTGAACCCTGCTTCCTTGACAGCAGTTAGCTCATTAGGTTGACGAACATCTGTAAAGATATAGCTTCTTTCACGGTCATTACCTCTGTCTAGTGCTTGTTCAAACCAGAGCTTACTCATAGTAGGCCTAATAAATATCTCAGGATCTTTTTCCCTCTCAGCTGTACCAAACTTGATATACTTGAAAATCGGCTTAGGAGATCGCGACACGTTAGGGTTAGCTAGGTGGTACATCTCCTTCATAGCGTCACCAAATGCGATACGCTGCACAGGGAATCCCAACTCCGTTAGTATCTCTGCTACCGAGTCTTTACCACTGCGAGTTTTCCCTATTAAGGCAATCTTGAAAGTTTTCTTTCCGAAAGATTCTAATGAAATCATTATCTATTCCCCCTTAGGTTTTACTATCTCGGTTTCATCCCTATCGTTATACCAAAAACGTTTCTCATAGTTATTCTCGTCTAGGCACTCGCTAACAATCTGTATAGACATCTCAGGTGAGAACCCTGCTACGTACAACCCTCGAGCGGTAATATCAAGCTGCTTGTAGAACTTGTACTCACCGAGCTGGCTGTAGTTTTTGATGACTAAGTGGATATGAACCTTGGCAGCTTCTTTGCTCGGTAGGTGGTTCTTTAGGTAGTCGTCTAGTACGGTCACTTAGTTTTCCTCCTCTATAGATATAACTCTTTTGACATCTCCTATCGTGATAAATGACTCGCAGGTAAAGAACCTCCTCTTGGGTTCCTCCTGCTTGTCTACTAACTCTCTAAAGATGTGTGCTGCCTCGTAATTCGCAAAGGGTATGTCTGTGGTAATACCGTTATGCAGTAGGGCTTGGCAGAGGATCAATTAGTTTCCTCCTCACAAACAAATGTCACTGATATAGTTCCATTATCTTTTAGAGTTCTAGATACTTCTCTGTATTCTCCAGATTTATGCATCCCATCTATAGCAAGCTTTACTAAGTTGGTTTCATCTCCTAGTGGATCAAACTCAAAAGTAGTTATAAAGGTTGCTTTCATTAGTTTCCGACCTCCTCAGAGTACGTAACTAGCTCATCAATTGAAACTGGGAAGTGTTCCTTCATAAGTTCCCAAACAGCGTGAGCGTACAATTGGAATTCCTTCTGAGCATCGTGCTCTAAGCGTTGGTTTAACATTGTAGCTACTCCTTGTAGTGAAGCTGACCAGTACCATCTCACGTATAATCCGTATGCTGGTAAGAATAACCTAGCTTGCTCTGCACAGATACCTTGCTCCATAGCCCACTCATAACGTTTTAATCCTTGATCGTGCATCCTTGTTAGTTCGACTGTTGCGAGTTCACCACTACCTTGCTTGCTGTTCTCAGGAACAGATCGCCACTCACTAGGTTGTACTACATAGAACTCAGGCTTCTCAGTGATATACCTACGAGATGATTCGTTCCAAGCTGTGAAAGAATCTCTTCTAGCTTCGTCGTGGTCACTACCTATGATGTATTTCCACCACTGGCGAGCAACCATTAGAGGCGCATAAGCTTCGAAGGTTACAAATGCATGTCTGAAAGGGCTAGTGTGGCCATGCTTAGCGAGGAAGCGAATAAGACGTTTATCCTTCTCGGTAAACTTATCAACTTTTCTATCGTAGGATACACGAGCGGAGTTTACTGCTGAGAGGTCATTACCTGTGATAGCTTCCAATCTCACGTATCCTTTGTCTAATACGTCAACCTTTAGAGTGTCTACTTGCTTTCCGTTAATGTTTGTCATAGTTAATTCCCCCTAGTATAAGTTGTACTGAACCTCTAAAATTTTCTCTGTAGTTTTCTTATCCTCACAGGTCAATGCAATCTCTATGAGGTAGGTGTCTAAAGAATTCAACCTATCCATAATTCCAGCTACCTCGTTCATCTGCTGAGTGCTATTTAATCTGCCGTGTAACTCCTGTAGTTGGCTATATATAGATTGAGGACGTTCTTCCATGTAGTCGTCCTTCATTTGTTCTCGGTGGAAGTCATCGGCTGTGCAGTGAACACATGAGCATGATTCCATTTAGTCATCCTCCTCAGGGTGGAAGCCAAGCAACTCACCCAATTAGTTTCGGCGTATCCAGTTCTTCAAACTACTGAGCCAGAGTCCAGTCAGTAACCCAGTAGTTTGTCCCTCGTTCCTTAATTAAATATTACCATGGTCATACCAAGAAGTAAACAACTATTTAGATTTATTTTTGATTAAACTTATGAGGTCGAGAACTAACACGATACCCTTAGCTATCATATACGCTACAAAGATAATACCTAGAAATTCAATCATTAGGAAACATCTCCACCTTCCCAGTTCCACTACATCCGTAACACTCATGTTCCCTCAAGAAAAGAATTGTCTTCCCATATCCTCCGCAAGCTTTACAGTCACGAATGAAATCGATAGCACCCTCCTCAGGTATAACGCTCTTGAAGGCTTCGCAATTACCGAGGTCGGCTACCCAGCGTTCTCCTCCGAATTCCTGTTCAGCATATCCACAGCGGAACATCTGAACGTCTTCGCCTCGGTGGAAATCCTTACGATCACCCTTTACGTGTACACACCCTCTACAGTTACTCATTAGATCGCCTCCAATTGGTTTTTTAGCTTTCTCATAATTAAGGTCTTTTCCTTGCTGATATACCCGATAGACTTACCCATCTCGGTAGCTGTCTCTCTGAAAGTCCACCCTTTAACAACTGTCTTATCTAGGATTTCCCTCTGCGGAGGAGTTAGTTCTCCGATAGCAAGATATACACGTCGAATATCTTCAGGGACTTCTCTCTCCTCGAGGAATATCTCCTTCATTTCTTCTTCTATGTCGTAGTTGTCATCTAGCTCGCCTTCGTTCATTCGGATATCTACGAGGTCTCCATAGTGGTAGAAGAATACTCTTAGGTGTAACTTGCCGATGATAAGGCCTTGGAGGTCACCCTCGGCAGGGTCATACTCCAGTAATAATTTTAGGAAGTGATAAACGATCTCCTGGAATAAATCTTCCTTGTCCTCTTTAGTGGTACTTGTTGTGATATCAATCTTACATTTAGCTCCTCCTCGGTTCTTCGTACGAGTTGGAAACCTGTAGATGTAACTAAGCTTGTCGATATAGCGATAGATGAGTTCGACTCCTGCCTCGTTAGATCCTTGCTGGTAAGCTAGGCATAACTGCTTGTCCACCTCATGGTCACGAACGAGGTTAAGGTTAGGTTGCTTCTGAGCGATTTCTTTCTGTAGTAGTTGCGCCTCCATGAGAGGCAAAGTTACTTTCTGAGCCATTGTGATTCCCCCTGGTTAGTTTTATTTGTTTACTAGTTTGGTTACTCGTGCGACTGTTACTCCAAAGTGTTTAGCTGTTTCTGTAATGTTTGTGTTTACTTCGAGTAGGTATCTAAGAATCTCTTTGTCTAGTTTTTCTTTCTCTTTCTTGCGAGCTTTACGTCCTTCTTTTATTTTCTCAATAGTTACAAACCCACCGTCTACCTTGCTATACCCGAGAACGACCAACTCAAGGGGGAACAGATTACAATATAGTTTGCGCTTGATAGAAAAGACACTCGTAGTCATTCCTTTCACGTCAATAACTACTGGAGGCTTATCCTCGTAGTAAACTAGGAAGTCTCCCACGTATTTGATTGGCTCATGTTTCATCCCGAAAGCGTCTGTGAAGCCACCTTGGAGGACGAAACTCGGCTGCATATCAAACCGAGTAACTTCTCCTGCCTCCTGGAGTTGCTTCAAGTGTAGGTAGTACTTGCCTTCTAGGGCTGAATCAAACTTGACTCCGTCTGTCTCGGTTTTCTTGGCATTATACTTTGAGTTACGTTGCTGTCTCATTAGTTCTCCTCCTTGGTCATACCATGGTAATATCTATACTTATAGTGAATTCCACCCAGTCCCGTCTCCGAAGGGTTTGCATGTTTCTAGATGAAAACAATTACGGCAGCCGAACTTGTCAGCCTTCTTGTAGAACTCGTCGTATTTGTAAGCTGATGAGATACGATCAACAGTTTCTTTCACTAGAGCCATCTTCTCAGGTACATAAAATCTTGCCTTGGGAACTCGTTGTCCTTTGTAGTCGTACTCGTATGTTCCGTCTTCGTCTATTCGTACGGCTGTCTGGAACTTGTCTATCACAGGGTGATAATATTGCAACTTAGCTGGATAGAAATCGTACTCCTCATATAGCGCCTGTGCGTATATGGCTAACTGGAAGTCTGTATTTAGAAAAGCTTTACTCTTAGGGTTGCTTCCGCTTTTATAGTCAGTAACCACGAACTCCCAAGGTCTGTCTAGATCACCGTCTATACGGTCAATGAACCCTAGAGCAGGCGGTGTTCCCTCAGTGAGTACCTGCTTGAATTTTTTCTCTACGAAGAGTGGCTTGCTAGTTTGATACTCCGCGAGAAAGTTCTCGATAGCTGTGATTCCTTTTTTGTACATTGCTACGTAGTCTTCCTTGGAGTCGTAAAACTGCTTAGGGTTCTCTAAGTTGTCAAAGTAAATCTTATTAAAATACTGGAAGTACTGACCAGAGTCGGCTGCCTCAGGGGGATCTGCTTGGAGTCTTTTCCCTTGGACTTCGCAAACACTGTGGATTGCAGAGCCTAACGAAGTATACTTGTTCCCTGAGCGTTGCTTGAGAATGTACGTTGAGTACCATGTATAGGGACAATCTATGAAGCTAGATAACTGTGAGTACGAGATGTAGCTGAGTGGATAAGTCATTTAGTTTACCTCCAAAAGTTTAATCGAGTTAGCTAACAAGCTCTCGTTTTGTTTCTTTCCGTCAATCATTACTACTTGGTCTACTACTAGCAAGCTTTCAAACTTAGCGTACGTACTCGAGAAGACGACTACCTCACGTTGTCCTTGGTAGGTGTCTAGCGAGACGAAAGCCATTTTGTTTTTCTTCTTGTCTAGGAAGCTCTTAACCTTAGTAACTATGCCTCCTACCAGAGCTTGCCCTCCCTCGCTGAACTCCTGCCAGTTACGGAAATGGTACTTCTGGAGAGGGTGACAACTGATGTAGACGCCTAGTAAGTCTTTCTCCCAGTTAGCTTTAACTGTATCGTTCCACTCCCACGAGCTTACCTCCTCAAGGGTTTTCTTTTTCTCACCTTTGATAACTAAGTAGTCTTCATAAATCATCTGACGAGTCAACTCTGGGTACAAGCTATCAAAGGCTCCTACGAAGATTAATCTTTTCATAACCTTAGCGTTTAGCTGTCTCTTAGGTATGCGAGATAGGATATCTTCTAGGGAGGTGAACGGCTGCTTAGATCGTTCTTCCATGATTGACTGGACAGCTTTGTCGCCGACACCATTGATTACACTAAGCGGGAATGTAATCTTATTGTTATGAGTTGTGAAAGCTATTCCTGATAGGTTTATGTCTGGAGGATTAAAGTCGAACCCGTTAGCCTTAATGTCCGCTAACCCCTGAGCTACTTTTTCCTTCTTGTCCATCTTTACAGTCATCACAGCAGCCAACCAATGAGCAGGATAATACAGCTCCAGCCACGCAGACATATAAGTCATCAGAGAATACTCTACAGCATGAGCTTTATTGAATCCGTACCCTGAGTAGGCAATGATTCTGTCCCATAGTTCATTCATGCAATTCTCGAAAGCCATAACACTCTCTAGTGTGTCGCAACCACTTAGGTCAGCCGCATCAGAAACAAATTCCTCCCTCATAGCCTCTAACTCCTCAACAGATTTCTTTCTCAGCGAGTCGCCCTTGCCGAGTGTCCATCCAGCAAACACGTTTACGAGCCTCATTACGTGCTCTTGGTAGGCGATAACCCCTTTGGTCTCACCTGTCACTTGAACCTCGTCAGGATGGCTGTAAACCTCCTCAGACAGTCCATTACGAATGTCTATCCATCTCTGTGTATCACCAGATCCTAGAGCAGCAGGTCTACCTAGTGAGTTGATGGCTACAATGTCCATAATGTTACTAGGTTTAACTCGTTGGCATAAATTCTGCATCATGTTAGATCCAAACTGGAACATGTTTTGTGTCTTACCAGTTGCTATGAGTTCAAATACTTTAGGGTCATCTGGAGTACGCATGATTTCTCTGTAGTCAATATCTATTCCGTACTCCTCTTTGATTGACTTAACAGCCAAACCTACGGTACCAAGAGTCTTAAGACCTAGAAAGTCAAACTTAACGCCACCCATCTCCTCTAAATCATCTTTATCCCACTGGCAAACTACGGTGTCTTTATCTAGATGATCAGGTAGATATGTTGGAAAATAGTTCGCTATAGGTTCACTCGCTATGAGAACGCCTCCTGCGTGTTTACCTAGCTTGTCCATTACTCCTTCGAACTTCTGGGCCATCCAGCTAATTTCACGAGCAGTTACGTAAGCGTCATTATCTTTCTGTTTAAACTTCTCTGTAGACTTATCCATGAATTCAACCAAAGCTGGATTAAGCTTTCTAGCCTTCTCAATAGTCATCTTAGGAGCATCATCTACTAACTCAGTAATCACTTTGGATTCCTTGAAAGGTATGTCGTAAACTTGGCAGGCATTCTTGAAAGCTAACTTAGCGGTCATTCTGCCATAGTTTGTCACCTGACATACTTTGTCTGAATCGTATTTTCCTCGCAGGTAATCAAGTAGTTCTCCTCGTCTAGCACTCTCGCAATCGAGATCCACATCAGGCATCTTAAAACGTGTGATATCTAGGAACCTCTCAAAGTAAAGATGATACTTAATAGAGTCTATCTCGGTGATATCTAGACAGTATGCAACTACAGAGCCGCCCACAGATCCACGAGGATTAACGATGATTCCCTGCTCTTTGCACCACTTGATGGCATCAGCCACCACGAGAAAGTAATCTACATAGCCTTTCTCACGGATTACATCTAACTCAAACTTAATGCGATCTACAACCTCTTGAGTCACTGGTTTGTATTTTCGTAGCATTCCTTCCTTCACGAGAGCGCCAATGTAGGCGTTCTTATCAGTGTAACCTGTAGGTATTTCGAACTCCGGCAGCAAATCCTTTTTCTTCTTGAGGTCGAAATCTACCTTGTTCACTATTACCCCAGTATTATTTATAGCTGTGATGATTACCTCACGGTCAAACCCCTGAGCTACAAACTCTTGTAGAATTAACTCGCCAGGTTTCATCCAATAGTGCTCCTCACAAGGATAAGCTGGCTCATCAGGATGCTTTAACTTCTTGGCCCACCCTAGAGCTAGTACTCCTTGGTGAGCTAGTGAGTCCTCTTGTTTAGCGTAGTGAACATCTCCAGTGGCTATTAAAGGAACATCCAACATAGGCCCGAAATCCACTAGGTGTTTGTTTACGATTTGCTGTTCAGGTATCGGAGTAGGCTGTATTTCTAAGTAGAATCTGTCCCCGAAGATACCTTTGTATCGTTGCACTAACGAGGCAGCTAAGTTGTAATCTCCTGAGATAATCGCCTTAGGTATCACCCCACTTAGGCAACTACTCGTAGCAATAATTCCCTCTGAGTATTTCTCCATCATAGCCCAGTCGAAGCGAGGTCTGTTGTGGAAGTGAGTGTATGCTTTAGAGCTTAACCTCATTAGGTTCTTCCAGCCTGTCTCGTTGATTGCTATGAGTAACTGGTGATAGTTCGTTTTGCTATCAGGGTCGCTCACGTCCTCTGTGAGGTAACCCTCCATGGCTGCTATAGGTTTGATACCTTGCTTGCGACACTCTCTATATAACTCTGGGATAGCATGCAGTACTCCATGGTCACTAATAGCGATTGCTCGATGGCCTAACCGTTTAGCTTCAGCTACGAGATCGTCAACTCTGGAGAGTGCATCTCGCTTGCTAGCACAACTGTGAGTGTGTATCTGATTGAAGTCTAACTTGACTGTAAGTTCATCCGTCACGGTAATTCCCCCTTTTGTTTCCTTATTAATATATTACCATGGTCATACCAGAAAGTCCACACTTTTAGGCAAAAAAAAAGAAGACTAATTAAGCCCTCTTAGTTGTTCTGCCTCGTTTTCATAAACAAATGGATATACTACTGGGTTAAACACGAAATCATCCTCCGTGGTATTACTTAGGTAATACTCTTGATCGAATAAATTCCCAAAGATGCCTACTAGGACATCAACCACGATAGCATTACCTGCTTGCTTGTATAACTGCGAATCCGATATTCCTGAGTTTTTAGCTTTGTAGAAATCCTCATCAGTAATACCCATCAGTCTCCAACACTCTAGAGGTGTAAGTCTACGGATGCGATATTTAGGATCTACCTCTGTTATAATCTTAGGGTGTCTATGTCCACCTTGCATAGTATTAATGCATGTGCAGATTCCACTCGTATCAAGAACCTCATCTGTAGACCTATAAGAGAATTGATTTAACCTTCCTGCTACCATAATCTGTTTAGGTTGCTTGTAATCTGTAGAAGTCAAACAAGCCATTGTTCCTTCTGTACTATAGACTCTATCTCGGTTACCCTGCCTAGTACAATCTTCACCTTTAGTGCTTCCTAGTATATTGTCCCCTTGAGGATTATACGTGAAGCGACTCTGCATTTCTGGAGACAGGTAGTACTTCTCATCGACTTCGTCTTCTAGGATATCTTTTAGTTTAACCTCGAGAGGGAATGTCTCAGGGAAGTTATAATCCAAGATAAGTTCACCCTTTCCAGTTGTCAACGTAGGAGCAATACCTTGTACATCATATACTCGATTGGCTTTCTCGTAAGTTCCTAATCTAGTCTCGAAAGTCATAATGGATTCATCAAACTCATCAGTATCAATAAGGAGTATCATTTTTAATGTTACCCACTTATCAGGATCAGGAATAGAGAAGCAATTATCTTTACGGAACCAATGCTCTACAGTTGTCTTCTTCTCTCCAATAATGTCAGCTATATCCTTTATAGTGTACCCTGTAAGTTTCTTACCTTCATGTAATACTCTCTGTAACCCTTCAATGTCTACATCATACTTGCGGACAGTAACCTCTTGAGGGATGTCGTGTTTGATTATCTTAATGTCTTTCTGTAGAGATGGGAACTCATAAGTTTCTTCCCCTAAGATACTAACTACAAAGACACGTTCCCTATTTTGTGGAACTCCATAGTCTTTAGCGTTGAGTACCTGCCAATAATTCTTGTACCCTTGAGATTCTAACCACTCGAGCCACTTGTCAAAGTCCGGCTTAAACTTTTTACCTACGAGGTTTTTTACGTTCTCGAGGAGAAGATACTTAGGCTTCTTCGTAGTAATAACTTTCTCGCACTCATACAGTAAACCTGAGCGAGTACCCTCTCCCATCCCTCGTTGCTTCCCTGAGATAGATAAATCTTGGCAAGGAAAACTATAAGTGAATAAATCCATATCAGGTAACTCTGTAGGATCTATCTTGGATATGTCTCCGTAGTTCTTGGTTTCTCCATGGATTGCCATGTAGCTCTGTATAGCAAACTTATCTATCTCAGCAATGCCAACTGTCTCGTAGTCAACTCCTAGTTGCTTTAGAGCCATTGATTGGGTTCCGATTCCCGAAAAACTCTCAAATACTTTTAACTTACTCATTAGTAAATTCCCCCTTATTCTTCTATATATCTAAATTTAAACCCTAATACGTGTGGTCGTTTACCTTTACAAACCAATCCGATATTACTTGCTTTCTTATACCCTAATTCCCTTGCACAATCTGCAACTGACTCATATAAAACACCTGTATCAATGCACATTACCTTCCTCTTTGGTTTACCTGCCTTATCTGATCTATTATTTAATCCAAGTTTATAAGCATGTATTTGATTTTCTGAGTTATCACACCACTCTAGGTTGCTCACGGTGTTGTTTTCTTTATTACCATCTATGTGGTTAACTTGTGTCTTCCCTGTTATTTGGGGTATAAATGTGAGAGCGACAACTCTATGAACACTCCAAGTTTTCTTTGTTTTGTTTTTACCCAATGTGAAAGTTAAATAGCCCTTACGACTCTTTTGTAGTTTTAATTCCTTAAGTGGTTTCAAAGAATAACCTTTTCCGTTAGAAACCATTCTTTCTTTTGAGAATACCCTTCCATCAGTTGTAACCAGTATATTTGTGTTTAAAGGGAACTCCTTGGTTTTAATCTCCATAATCCAAACCCCTTGGTATGACCGTAGTAATATTTCTAGTTAAGTAAGTACTGACCAATATCTACAATCCAGTTTTCATCATCCAGGTAACTCACTCTGTGTTCAATTTCCTCGTGAGTTAGCAACTCTACAATCTGATCTCGAATGTCATCCTCAATAGTTGCGGATTCGTAGGTAATTAGATATTGCATCTGTGCGATAATCCTACTCAGTCTACTCATTAATCTCTTCCTCCTTAGTTTTTTTCTTGAATGGAAACATCATCCTACACGAGTCGGAACAAAAGTGAGTTGGGTCATCGTAGTCTCTACCGTATGACTTCCAGGATGTATCTTTATTGATTTCCTTACTACAAGTTGTACAATTAATTTCCTTCATCAGCCTTCTCCTCCTTAGCATAACCTCTCAAGAACTGTAACTGGTGGTATCCCATCACAGTTTGCTTCCCGTTGATTAACACGACAGATACCTTGTGAGCTGGCACATCTTCGATGATCTCGATAGTTAACTCCTGGGTAGTGAATTTCTCCATTAGGCTAATCCCCTTAGTTGCATCTAATAAGATAATAGCGTGTTCATATCCAGCGATCTTACCAGAGTAATACTCCTTGGTAGCATTATCCACAGGTAACTTTAGTTTCTTGCTATACGTATCAATTAACTCTAATAGTCGTTCTCTCATTAGTTTTCCTCCTTAGTCATTCCATTGACCTATTTCGTAGTATGTTGGGTCTTCAATCTGCCTAGCTCCGTCTATTCCGTGGCACCTCACGAGCTGTCCAAACCTCTTAGTAAACCTCGGCATTGCGAAGTAGTTCATATAGCGTCTCACAGTCCTTTTGTGACAACCTAGGTGATCAGCTATCTGGGTAGTACTTAGTCCCTCGCAGTAATACAAGGCAGCTAACACATGAGGGTTTCTATAGGAGAAGGAAAACTTGTCAGCTTCGTCCATACGGTTATGTTTATTTAGGATTGACTCTAGGATAATCGTATTCTTCATGAGTTAGCCTCCTTAGCTACCCACTGAGAACCAACTACCGCAAGTGTCCCTACTATATAGCTATATAAATCAAGTTCACACCCAAATATAGTTCCATAAGTTAAAATCAAAATAGCAACAAGTAAGGTAATAACTAATCGCATATATTGTCCCCCCCTTAGTTTTCATACGGATTAGGTTCTTCTATATAGAATCCATCGTTAGGTACATCGTTCACTCGGTGTTCAACTTGAATGATTAAATCCGATACGTCATCCTGTGTTAGCGTGTCCGACTCATAAGTGTTAACGAAGTAGTCAAAGATCTGATCCCAGTCAGTACCTTCGTAATACATCTCCTCAGCTTTGTCCTTGATAGCTTCGTGCTCGTGGTTGATTTTCATGAGATGGTATCCTCCTTAGTTACTTTTACGTGAATTACTTCTGAGCCTCTGATAATCATATCGTCTGTGACAATCACGCCACCTGCAGCAACCGCCTCAGCAATCACATTTTTCTTTACATGGTCACCTACAGATGTTAACAATTTAGTTCCGTCCTCAAGGGTAAATGAAAGTTTCATAATATTACCTCCGTCACATTTTCTATTAAGTAAATCTTACCATGGTCATACCGAGATGGCAAGTTATTTCTCTAGGTCTTTTCCGTACTTATCGTACCACTCGTAGATTGTTAGCTTGTTAGTGTCTACCTCATCAAGCTCGAATCCATCGCACTCATCAGCATCTTTTCCTTCAGGGTAATCTAACACATAGATCTCAAACTTCCATATAGCTTTCTTGATAGCTTTTCTAATACCATTACGGCCAGCTTTATCTCCATCAAACCCTAACTCTATAGTCGTTACTCCAGCCTTGAAGAGTTGCTCTATGTGCTCATCTGTGAAGAATAACCCTATAGGTGCACACACATTGCGGTAACCATTATCGAACCAGCGAGCACAGTCGAAGATACCCTCAACGATTTTAACTGTATTGCCTGCCTCCCTAACATACTCTAGGTTGCGTCCTAGCCCTGTGAGGAAGTATCCTGTATTGAGTGACCTTGGACGGTGAAAGAACTTACTGTCTTGCTCCGCTAGTGTAGCCCTCCCTGTGGCTCCTACCTGACGGTTATCGACGTCCTCCATAGGAATATATATCCTATCTTCTAAGTCTCCTCCTGTGCAAAGCTGGAAGCCGAAATGAGATATTGTCTCTGGAGAGTAATTTCGGTACTCTGAGATAGGCTCGAAAGTCATACCTTTAGGAGTCCACTCCGGGAGTTCCTTCTTGTTAGCTCGTTTCATCATCTGCTCGATAAACTTCTTAGCTTCGTCTCGGAAGTAATTCTCATCTATCTCTTCTCGATCCCAATCTATATCAGTGATACCTTGGAGGTTAGCTAACCATGAGACAGCTTGTTTAAATCCAATCTCCTCAACCTGCATGATTAAATCGTATATATCACCCATACAGTGATTACTGTGACAATAAAACAATCCGGTATGCTTATTGATAACAAACGAGGTAGGATTGTCTCCTGAATGTACAGGGCAACAACTACGTAGTTCAGACCCCATAGATTTAATACCTTGAGCATTTAACTCCTCGAGTACAGCTCGTACGTCCATCTTATCGGTTAACTTCTTAACGATACTCATTCGGCTTTACCTCCAAAGAATCCATATAGAATAACAGGTGCCCAGAAGATTATTATTACTGTGGTAATACCGAGTTGCATAGCTAAAGAGTTAATACCTTGTTCCTCTAGTTGTTTATCGATCTGCCCAGTTAACTTGCAGAGTAAAGCCCAGAGAGCGCCGACTAATAAGTAAATCATGAATGCTGTCATTATTTAACCTCCCCATCAGGGTATAGTTTTAAGTTAAATGATACTGCCCACAGTAAGAAACCTATAGATTGTACACTCCGATGTAAATCGTTATTGTTTACCAATGTGAAACCACCAATAGTTAATAAAAAGAATAATACCCAGTTTCTAAATAGTTTCATTAGATCATCTCCATTCTCCAATTTTGTGAGTCAGCCTTGATAGGTGACCAGTCAAGTTCTTTTCCCATGCGTTGAGCCATAATTTTAAACTGCCTAGAGCAACCTGTCATAGCAAATTCCTCTTCAGTTGACTTCCTCATCATGCATACTCGGTTAGCAAGGAATAAGATTCTATCCGAGCCAGCAATCATTCCCTCATCCATATCTTCTTTCCCTACAGCTGACCTATTTAGCTGTACTGCCGAGATGATTGGTACTTTTAACTCTCCAGCTATATCCTTGAGCGCACTCGTGAGGTATCCTAAAGCTTGGAACTCTTTATCTCCTAGATTACTATCTGAGCTAGGTAGCTTGATATAGTCGAATACAACGAGTTTGACACCATGTTCCACTTGGTACTTTCTAACCAGAGCTTTAATCTTGTCAGCTGTGAAATTAGGAAGGTATACATGATAGAATGGAGCCTCCTTCAGTTTCTTGTTAGCACCTTGTATAGCTGCTATCTTCTCCTTAGCTAAACCATTGTGGGTGTCCTTTCCGAATAACCCTGTGCGGATCTCCTCATGAGGTACTCCTGAGATGATACTCAGTAGCTTGTCTTCTTGCTCATAGTCGTACATTTCTGTATCGATATATAGTGTAGGAATGCCGTCCTCTATACAAATCTTATTGCACCAGTTTAGTAACACAGTAGATTTTCCTACTTTGGATCTGGCTCCTACAATAGTTAACTCTCCATCTATTAACCCTAGAGTTGCTAAATCAAACAGCTTCCATCCAGTTTTAAGCCCGATGACATCCATAGGAGTTAGCAATCTTTGCTTTAACCTGTCAGCAGTTCCTTCTCCTAGCTTGGTAACTCCACTAGCAACCTGGTACTCGATAGAAATATCTCTAAAGTCCGACTCCACAGCACTAATCACTGAGTTTACATCTGAGTCAGCATCCTTCTCCATTCGAGTCATAACCTTTTGAGCTTGCTCATAGATTGACCTACGAGCTGCTGCCTGTTTGATGTTATCAATAAACATCTGAGTGTTACCTACATAGGGTGTCAATTTAGCTGACTCTATGTAGGTTAATCCACCCATCTCCTCGATAGCCTTGTTAGCTTTCTCATCAGTAAACACTTGAGTTATACTGATTGGGTCTGGCTCGTTACCTTGCTC